ATGGGCCTGTCCGTCTACTCGCCCACGCGCAACAAGCTCGATGCGCAGGTCGGCAAGAACATCAATGAAATGCTGCCCGCCTGGCCGCCCGAGACCGGCGCCAAGCCGTTCGTGAACACAGTCGATGACCAGACCACGAGCTACACGTATGTCTATGGCTACCATCCGGGCCACTACGAAGGCCGCGGCTATTCCACCAACGGCCCGATGGGCACGACGTATGGGTCCTACAGCGCCTACGTGCCCGAATACACCGACTGCGCGGTGATCTTCTACACCGACAAGGCCGGCACCGTGCTGCGCTACGACATGAAGACGAATGGGAAGATCAGCTACAACTCGTGCGGGGAGTACATCAGCGGGTTCAGGTTCTGAGCTGAAGACGCCATCGGCACATCGCATGCGATGTGCGCCCGGAAATGAGAAAGGGGGTTAGTGATTTTCATCACTAACCCCCTAGGGTATTGCTGGTCGGGACGGCGGGATTCGAACTCGCGACCCCTTGCACCCCATGCAAGACCAAAGAACTTTAGTCTTTATTTTTCAATAACTTAGACCCGCGTCTGCTGTTGCCACTGCATAACGCTGCCTAACACTGCTCTACTCTGTCACGCAAAACTCACGCACGGTTCAGGCCGCCTACGCGGCGAATCCTGGTACAAAACTCGGTGGAAAGCATAGAGGAGACAGCGATATGTGCGGTCGCATCGTCCAGAAGTCCGGGCCGCTCGACTACGTCGAGCGCATATTCCCTAATCCGCGCCGCATGTTCACGGACCCGGCTGGCCCGCTCTACAACATCCCGCCAGGCACCAGGCCGCTGACCATGCACCGCCTCGCCGGCGACTTCCAAGTCGATCGGCAGTGGTGGACCTGGCGCCCGAGCGGATCGAAGTACGCCATGAATTGCGCCAGGCTCGACAAGATCCTCGGCAGCAAGTGGCCTTGGAAGATGCTCACGGGGCACGGCCGGATCCTGGTTCCGGCCGATGGCTGGTATGAATGGAAGCCGCTGACCGATGAGCCCAGGCCGCCGAAGCAACCGTATTTCATCCACGGGGCCGACGATGAGCCCCTATACTTCGCCGCCCTCAGCAACTGGCGCCCCGGCGCCGAGAAGGATGCCGCGCACGGCTTTGCCATCGTCACAAACGACGCCGCCGGCGGCATGGTCGACGTCCACGACCGGCGGCCGGTAGCGCTGCCGGCCGACCTCGCCATCCACTGGATGGACCCGGAATTCCCCACAGCGCAGGCAATTGCGCTGCTGGAGCATGGCCTGCCGGAAACGGCGTTCACCTGGCACCCGGTGAAACAGGAAGTCGGCAATTCTAAATACCAGCTGCCGGACGCCATCGAGCCCGTGCCGGCTATGCCGCCGGCTTGACCCTGTCGTAGAGCGTGACCGCTGCGGCCAGGGACGGCTCCATACCGTGGCGCGTGCCGTTCGCCCCCCACACCTCGTATTGCCAGCGGTTCTGCGCGAACACCCTGCAGATCGTCCAGCCGCCAGGCCCCGCCCAGTAGTATTCGTCCCTCTGCTGCCAGTCTGCCGCGTCGGCCATGTTCCGTCCCCTTTCGGCCGAATTCGGGGCCGAATTGCGCGAATTCTAGGCTTGATTAAACTGTATGTCCATACAGTATTTTTTCGAGCAAGGCCGTGAAATTCCAGTGCAGCGTCCTACGCACACACCACCTCGGCGAACGCCGCCGCGACAATGATCCAGGCCAGCCCGTTGTGGGCACGGTCCACATGTACTCCATACTTCACAAGGGGCTGAATCGGCATGTTGAGCGCATGAGCATGGACGCCCTTGCCAAGTTCGGCGCCAGGGTGCCAAGCGCGATTCCTGACCTTCTGGAACCCCAGCTCCTCACATTCAGCTCCGACCGCGGCATGATGGTCTGTGGGTTCGAAGAAATCGCCGGCGTGCGCTACTACCAGGGCTGGTGGATGGAGTGGGTCGATGAGAGGCAGGTGCCCTAGTGTTGAATCACCATTGCGTCCAGCGCCCTCCCTTCGGTATAACGGATTGCTCCATCAGCTACTTTTGGAGGACACCGCGATGAAGTGCGAAGAGATCCAAAAGCTCGGCGCGCAGGCCGCCCGCAATGGCCAGACGCTACTGGACTGCCCATATTTCAGGTCAGCGGCAAGGCCGGGCCAAACAGCGGAAGCCCTAGCGGAATGGCGGCATAACGTCGAGGCGTGGGAAGCAGGCTTTCGGTCAGAGGTGCGGCGACGCCCACGGGTCGCTGTCGAGACGAGCGGACCAATCTCAAGCGCAGCCCGCCGCTGAACGGTCGACAGCTCCATCCCACTCCTGCCTGACGACGCAAAGCCGATTGTCGCGACAAGTTAACGCATGTACATTTCTACGGCCGTCGGAGAGGGTGGAACTCCGCGGCCAACCGCCCGGCCGCGCGCCTTCTTCGCCGTGGGGCGCGGGCGGACCTCGATATCACCGAGGCCGCGTGGCAACCGCAAACTGATCCTCCTTACCGCAGCCGCGCCTGACACGCTTCCAGTTGCGCGGTCAATCGCCGGATTCCAGCCCGGAGGGCGAAATAATCCGATCGAGCAGCGGGATCAAGTTCGGCGCGGGCTCCATGATCCACGCCGGCGGCGGCACTGGCTTCGGGCACTCCACGACCGGCGGCGGTGCAGGCGGCACGGACGTGCAGCCGCTGGCGCCCAGCATCAACATCAGCCCGCAGGCCATCGTCTTGAATCTGCGCATTGCGCATCCCTCCATAGGCGGCCCACTCGGCACGCCCGTTCCGTTCGTTGATTTCCGCGACATCCGCATGGCGCCGCGCCAGGATCTCGCGGGCTTGCCGCTGGCCCTCGGCCACCTCGTCTGCCCGCGACGCGCGCAGGCCCGCCAGCTGCTCGCCATAGCGCCAGCCCTGCGCTGTCCACGCGGCAGCGCCGAGCGCAAGCCCGCCGGCCAGCGCTGCCGCCGCGTATCCCTTCCACCCGACCAGCGCGCCCGCGGCGCGCGCCAAGGCGCTCACGGCGCTACCTCGACCGCCGCTTGGCGGTAGAGATCCGGCCAGGTGTGCGGATGCGGGCGCCCAGGCCGCCAAGTGCGCAGGTACAGCGCCCAGCCGGCGTCTGCGTCGCCGACCGGAGGCAACGCCTTCGGATCGGTCCACAGCAGCAGCCGCGCCAGGCCGGCCGCCAGCACGTCGTCATACTCCAGCGCCGCGTAGATCGCGTCCGGGTCGCAAGCCACGCTGCGCGCCCGGCACAATGCAGCCAGGTGGCCCTTGCTCGCCGGGTGCAGGTACACGCCCCACACGCCGCCGCGGCTCGCGCGCGTGCCCTTCTCAAACTGCCAGAAGCCGCGCGCTGGGCCGCCAATCTGGCGCCGGTGAACGAAGCGGCTTTCCTGCAGGCCGATGGCCAGCAGCATGACGCGCGCCGCGGGCGTGTCCATGCCCGGCGGAAGCAGCGCCAGCGCCGGCCCGATCCCGCTCGATATGATTTTCTTCAGTTCCATCATTGCCTCACGCTCACGATGCACGCGACATTGCCCTGCGCGCGATAGACGAGGACCGCCCACAGAAGCGCCACCACGGTCTGCCACACGGTCACCTGCTCATGCTGCACAAGCACATCCAGCGCTTGCCCTCCAGTGCCGACGATCAACAGGTAGGCCAGCCACGACATGCCCGGCCGGAACCGCGCGCCGTTGCGCCGGTAGAGAAGCAGGCGAGCGGCCGAGGCAATATTCGCCACGACAAAAAGAAAGGCCACCAACAGGTGGTGGCCAGAATCGATCACAGCTGCGGCTTGCATATCAGCCCCCCTTCCTGAAAACCGAGAAGTCCAATGCCTTGACCTTCTCGATCGCGGTCAGCGCCACGGTGACGACAAGCGCGGCGGCGGCGAACGCCGCAATCGCGGTTTCCTTGATCGGCGTCAGCCCCACCACATCGGGGGCCGCCAGATAGCCGATCACGACTGAGATGGCCCAATACGCTAGGCGCGACAGCGCGCCGCCTTCCTTGCGCGAGACCACGAACAGCGACGCGCCGGCGAAGGCGCCGATCAGCGCATTTCCATCGATTCCCGGCAGCAGCCCCGCGAGCGTCACGCCCGCGGCTGCTACCGCCACTACCCCCGTGCTTGCCGGTTCTGCCATTTGTCCTCCTGACCTTGATGAAGCCCCAATGCGGGCGAGATGAAACAAGAAAATCGGAATTGCGTTACAACCTGGGGCTTTTGCCCCGATGAAACCCTGGTCCCGCCGTCAGCCTCGCCGAAAGCCCGCCCCGACCCTTGCCGACGCGCTCACGCGCTACCTGGCCGAGGTTTCCGCCACGAAGAAGGGCCATGTCTCGGAACAGTCGATTGCGCGCATCTGGCGCGCGACGCGCCTGGCCATCCGCCCGGTCGACCGCATCCGCAGCTCGGACCTGACGGAACTGCGCGACGAATGGCTCAAGGACCGCGCGCCCGCCACCGTAGTGCGGCGCATGGCCTTCCTGTCACACGTCTACACGGTGATCCGCAAGGACTGGGGGTTCGACCAGCTGGCCAACCCTGTACAGCTGGTGCGCCGGCCGGCGGTTGACGACGCGCGCGACCGGCGCCTATTCGACCGGATCACGCTGCGAGGCGTCTCCGACGACGAGTGTCCCCGTAAAGAGCTGGAATGGATCATTCGCGCCACCCGCTCCGCAGAGCTGCCGACGATTCTGACCGTCGCCAAGGAAACCGGCATGCGCCGGTCCGAGGTGGTCGGTATCCAGCGGGAGCACCTGGACCTCATGCACGGCGTGGTCCATCTGCCGCACACGAAGAACGGCCGCGCCCGCGACGTACCCCTAACGCCTCGGGCGCGGGAGGCCCTGCGCCGCTGGGTCACGGGCAAGCCGATGCGGGGCCGCATCTTCACGATGCAACCGGGCTCCGTTACCCGCGCCTTCATTCGCGCTCGCCGGCGCGCCCGGCTTCGCTATGAGGGGATCTGCAGGCATCACGGCCGCCGGCCCAACGCGGCCTACTTCCGGGACCTGCGGTTTCACGATCTGCGGCACGAAGGCACCTCACAGCTTGCGACGGTGTTCCAGATCCACGAACTGGCGAAGGTCAACGGCAACGTCGACACCCGCATGCTGCTGCGCTACTACCATCCACACGGACGCGAGCTGGCGCAGAAGCTGGCCCGCAGCCCACTTGGCCGGAAGCAGCTTGAAGAAATGCGCCGCGAACGCGAGATCGAACTGGAGGCCCTCCCGCTGGCCGCGTAGCCCTACGCCTCCGCGTCGGCGCCACCAACTTCCCGAGACGGCTCCACCGTCGTCAGCCAGGCCGGCAATGGACCCCAGCCGCGGTAGCTGACCTTTCCGGTTGCGCCGTCATGCTCGCCGCCGATCGAATACGGCGCGCCCGTTTCCACCACCCACAGCGGCGTGGTGCGATAGTCGTCGACCATGAGCCACGCATCGCCGACCCGGCGCGGCCACTTCCCCGCCGCCGGCGCAGGCGGCGCATCTTCATGCGCGCCATACGGGATGTTGAACGCGCCAGGCGTGAGCGCCAGCTCGTTGGCCACCGATTTGTACAGGTACAGACCGTCATCATCGGTCTGGAACACGTCTTTCTGCATACTTCGTTCTCCTAGAGAATTGATATTTGCACTGCAAATGTGAGAGCACTCGCGAGCCGCCAGGCCGGCGCGTTACAAGCGCACCGGCACCAGCTGTATGGCTACCTGATGTCGGCCAACCCCGCCGGCGGCGGCCTGTTCGGCTTGAATACGGGCGCGGGGTCCGGGGCCAGTTCGACATACATCGGCGACGCGGGAGGCGCCGAGACCAGGCCTCAGAACGTGGCGTATCACCCTCGAATTCATGCATGAAACTACGCATGAATTCGAGGGAGAAAAGCGACGTTGGCCGGGCGAGTCTCGTATGAGATCCGTGGCGTTCCGTGAACCCCGTCCGTCACGATGGCCTGCGTCCCTTCGTTGAGCGATGTATAGCCGCTAAAGGTTCCAGTGCCACCAATGTAAGGGCCGCCGGCCGGATCCTGGCCCCAGCGGACCCTGACGCGGAACCCTTGCAGGGCATCGCGCTGCGCCGATCCTAGGGCCCTCGCATTTGCAGTGATAGGGACGTCAGGCGTGAATACGGGGGTGATAGGCGGTGTTCACTGGCCGGGTTTCCGCGCCGCCTCTCGTCCCTGTGGGATAGGTGTTCGAATCACCACTGCCGTTCGTTAGCGAGGCCGACGTCGCACCGCTACCCTGGTTTGGGATGGTGTGGCTGTGAGCTTTGAACATGTCGATTTGTGCGCTTCCCATGGCCCGCGCATTTGCAGTGAGGCAGTCGTCAAGCATGGATGCGGGGGTGATATGCAATGTTCGTCGGGCGCACCCTTGCCACGTTGCCCGACGTCGGCGTTCCGGCGGTGCCTGGCGTGCTGCTGATCTTCATGCCGGTCGTCGGGCTGGGCATAGGCTCCAGCCCCCACACGACGGCGGCGGCAGCGGAAAAGTCGGCAATCGACGTAAGGCCGGTGGGGCCGCCGTTTACGGCAATCGCGCTGCCAGGCTGGCGGGATGCCAACGCCCGCGCATTTGCAGTGAAGCGGACGTCACGCATGGATCCGCGGGTGGTAGGCGGTGTTTCGGCCACGATTCTCAGTCCCGCCCGTTGGGCTTACCCCGTCACTGCTATCCCTCGCGACGTACTCTTGCTCGGACCCATTCGCGTTGAAAGGCCACATGTTATTTCCGCCGTTCACGACGCGCATTGGCGTGTTAATGCCGCCACCCGAACGCTGCAGTATCAGGGTGTGCGCGTGCGCCTTCATTGCATCAGCCTGGCGCGAGCCGAGCGCTCGCGCATTTGCAGTGACGGCGACGTCATGCGTGGATGCGGGGGTGATAGGCAGTATTCACCGGCCGAGTTTCAGGGCCGCCGGACGCCAGCGTCACCAGCCCATTCCCGACATTGCGCACTGCGAGCAGCGTGCCGCCGGCCGCATTGGCGTTGCCTGTCCGGTCGAGCGTCTCCGAATTCTGCGCGTGGCTATGGCTTTGGAACGCACCAAGTTGGCGCGAAGCCAGCGCCCGCGCATTTGCAGTGAGGCGGACGTCAAGCGTGGATACGAGGATGGTAAGCCGCGTTGATCGGACGCAGTTCCTGTCCATTTCCACCGGATGCGCGGCCGATAAACAGGTTCGTCGCATAGCCGGCGGTGAGGCCAGTGTTGACGGCGTAGCCCCCGCTGCCCAGCGTCGAGGGATTCAACACGGTCGCGCCGCCTCCTGATTGGCGCGCAGTCCAGACCGCCAGATCGAGCGGTCCGGTCGCTGCCGGCTGGTTGGTACCCAGCGCCCGCGCATTTGCAGTGTCAGCGTCAGTTCCGGTGAAACGGCGGAACATATCGCGCAGATCCGGAACGCGGAACTGGGTCGCCGAGTAGTCCGTGAACCAATGCGCGCCCCGGTTGGCCTGCCAAACGGCCTCGGTCTTGACGAGGCCTTGTTCCTGGGCGTAGCCCCACAGTGGCGCATAGTCAACCTTCGACAGCAGCCCGCCGATTGCGTCAACCTCGCTGGCCAGCGGCGTCGCGGTGTGCCCATCGAGCGGTCGCCCGCAAAGTGGCGAGCGGTAGCCGGTGAAATACTGGCTCGCCGACCACGTCCAAACCTCAGCGCACTCGATGACGATGATGGGGCCGACGTCCTGGGCCGGAAGCGCAGCGATCGAATAAATCCGGGGGAAATTTCCGGCCACGAATGCGGTCGTGGCGATCCTGGTGCTGCGATCAGTCGCGGCGGGCGTGGGCGCGGTTGGCATACCGGTCAAACCGGGGGAGTCCAGTGGCGCACCGCCAATGTGGCTCAGCACCTGGACGGGCGTCTTCGTCGCCAGCGCGCCGCCGCCAGTCCCTACCAAATAATCGCCCGCAGCCACGGCGCCGAGGCCCGTGCCCCCGCGCGCCACGGCCAAGACCCCCGCATTCGCCTTGCCCACATCAAGGCCGGTCACGGTCAGTTTCACGTCCCCGGTGCCGTCGAATGCTTGCGCCGCGGCGGTTGCACCACCCTCGACGGAAAAGCTTCGGCTGACGGCCAGCTTCGTTGCCGCCCCCGCAGTCAGTGACGAAGCCGTGCCGGCGAGCCTGGCCACGGGCACGGTGCCCGCGCTGAGATTGGACGCGTTGAGGTTCTGCAGCGCGAACGAAATCGCGTCGTCCCCTGCCGCGGACAGCGGCCGACCGGTCAGCGCGGCGACTGCGGCCAGTTGGCGGTAGATCCAGCCCATCCTTTCATCGTTGAGCTGCTGGACCTTGTTGAACTGCTCCACGGTCGGCGGCAACGACCCGATGTAGGTCCAGCCCGTCTTGTACTGGACGTCCGTGATCACATCGACCGTGCCGGCCTGCGCCCAGGTGACAGTGAACAGTTCGAAGAAATTGGTGTCTGCCATCAGTGAATTCCTCGCGCCAGCACGCCGACGCCAAAGCCATGGAAACCCTGCTCGCGGAAGCCAAAGGGCTTTTCCGTCGAGCCGGAGATAATTTGCACGCCGACGCCTGCGGCCTTGGGAACCCATTTGTATGGATTTGCCATCAGAGGGTCGTTCGGCCCCGGGATGCGGCTCACCCAGATCCGGATCTTGGCGTTGCCCGCGTCCTGGACGATCACGCGCGAGACGTCGAAGATCGGCTTCAGGGACGCGGAGATCTCGGGGGTGGTCCCGTGCCCGTTGTTCAGGGCAATCTTCCAGTACAGGAGCTTTCTGTATTCGGCGTCCATCAATCTGGTCGATCCGGAGACAGGCCGCTCGTTGGCGCGGCGAAGCCTCGCCTGGCCGAACCCGGTGACGTTCGGCTGCCCGGCGAAGCCAAAGAACTGCACATAGATAGCCTCGTCGATGACGCGGGGCAGGCCCACGATCTCGCCGATGCCGTCCAGTTGCTGCCCCACGGCCGTGTCCAGCCACCGTTCTTCGTACATCGCGCGCAGCGCGCCCTGCAGGCCGTTGGCGGGCTTCAGGAGCGCCTTGACCAGCGCTTCGATGCGCCGCTTCCCTTGAAACTGGCCGAGCCAATGCGACCAGGCAATGCCCGCATGATCCTGCTGTAGGTCCATCAGGTCACCTTGATACGAGATAGGTCGAAGGCCGCCACCTGGGAATCCAGGATTTCAATGTTGGCGTCGACGTAGTCATCCGGGGCCGGAACGAAAGCCGGGTCGGTCGAGAATGCCAGCCGCAGGTCGACCGACGAGATGCCCGCCGTCCTGTATATCGCGCCGAACAGGCGCTGCCGGATCACATCGTCGCCGATGGAGAAGCCCTCTCCGGCCGCTGCGAGGTTCGCCGCGATCGTTTCGAACCCGTCGGGTGGAAACGCCTGTTCCGATGGCGGCAGCAGCGTCACAGCGCACGAAACCCACACATAGACCCTTGCGGGGCGGTCGAACCTGATCGGGTGCTTGGCGCCCTCACCATCGGTCACGATCACAAGCACCGCGCCGTGGGTATCGATACCGCCACCCTTGCACTGAAAAATGGCGGCCGCGACCTCGTCGTCAAGGCCGCCGTCCACCACCGCGTGCACAGAATGCGGCGGCCGGCCAGCGGCGTCCACCATATCACCATCGTTGGAGAAAACACGCAGCGCGCGCACGCCCGCCACCTTGTCTCGGATGTTGGGCGCCAGGCTCGGCAGCGTGGCGGCCCCGAGGCGGAACAACCCGGTGGGATACCGCGCCCGAAGTGCGGCGTCGTTCTCTGCCAGCCTGCCGGCGACGCCGGCTTGGAGGTTATCGACGGCGTCCCAGCCCTCCACCGCCGTCACGATACCGTTCAGGTCACCAGGGGCGGCGCCCTCCACTGATGCGCCATCTGACAGCACCAACGCCGGCGAGCCGAGGCGGACGAGCGCGAGCTGGTTCGACCAGGTGAACGCGCGCGCAACGCGCCCGTCGGTAGCCGCGCGAACAGTGGCCCCGTCGCTGGACACCGCCAGGCCACTCGGCTCCAAAGCTGCGACCAAGCCGCCCAGAATGGCCGGAAGGTTGGTGGTGGCCATCGAGGTGTACGAGTAGGGCTGGCCGTCCACGGTCACCGTGTAGACGGTGTTTGGCGCCGGCGCCGGCTGCAACGTGATATCAGCCGCGGCACCCGCCAAGATGGTGGTGTCGGCGGCCAGCTCCCACAGGTTTTGGCTCACGCGATGCCGCACACGGGCACCGGCGCGCACCATCGTCCCCGCCGCGCCGTACAGCACCACATATGCGCGGGACCGCTCGTCCGCCAAGCGCCGCACCCCGGTGAAAGACACCGACCGGTCCAACGACGCGCCGGTGGCCGAGCCGGGGTACATGGACAGGTATACCCCTTCCATTTGCTCCCAAAGGGCCGCCTCGCGCTCGGCAAAGGTGTCGATCAGCAGGCCCGTGACACTATCGGGCCGCGTCTCCACGCTCTGGCTGTAGCCGGCGGCCAACAGCCGCGCGCGCAGGTCCTCAACAATCTCCTGCCGGACTTCCGGCAGGCGCATGCGGACGAAGCCGTCCGGCGTGACGCCGTAAGCCATAGAAAAACCTCAAGATTCAGAAATTTAGGGCGCCGAGAATTCGGCGGTTCCCCTGGCCAGCCCGTAGGCTGATTCAGCCTCAAACTCGACGCTCAACACGCGCCGCGCCCGGTCGATGGCCAGGGCCAGCCGGCGAACGCGTGACACGCCCGGCACGTCCAGGATCCGCGCGCGGAACACGGCCTCGATCGCCGCGCGGTCGGGGTTCTTCACCAGGACCTGATCGAAATACGGCACGCCGAAAGACGTATCCAGGAACCACTCGCCCAGGAACGCCAGCAGGGTGACCTTGATCTGCTGCCCCACTCTTTCCGCGCCGTCGACAAGTGCGGCTCGACCGAGCAGGTCTAAGGCCAGGTCATGATCGGGAGACAGCAGGAGATCTACGCTCATCAGATGGGTTCCTCCGTCGTGCCGCCCATGCCATTGGGGTGCCTATGCGTGTCCCCCACGTTCTTGCCGTTGTGCTTGAGGGTGCCATTGCGGAAGTTGACGTTACCGTCGATGTTGATCGTGCCGCCCCCGCTCCCGCCAGAGCCGTTCATGCCCTGGGTGTAGGTGAGCAGGCCGTTGATGGTCACCTTGCTATCGAAAACCGTCTCGTCGGCGATCACGTGCTTGCGAGGCACCCTGATGGTCAGGGCTCCATCCGGGGCGATCTTCATCGATCCAGGCCCATACTGGATGCTGACGTTCTCGGTGTCCGCCTTGCCCGCGCCAGGTCGCACCACCGGAGACGCGAAGGCGTCCGAGAGGTCGAACTGTCGCGGATCATCCGGCGGGCCGTTGTCGCCGGCCAGCCAGTTCTCCAACGATCGAGCCGAAAACGACAGCGTGACCGGATCCCCGGGCTTCAGCGGCACAGAGATCAGCGCATGGGCGCCATTCACATCGCCTGAGAACCACCGGACGGGCACTCGCACGATCAACGGCGCCTGCAGCACTTCGCCATTGGCCAGGCGCTTGGCCAGCGCCGGCCGCGCGGTGACCGTCGTGCCGTCGTAGGACACGACTTCGCCCGGCAACGTCGTGTAAACGTCCGCCAGTTCCGACGAGATGAGCGTGCGCAACGCGGAAATTGGGTTGTTCATGTCTTCGCCTTGGTTTTTGGTGGGGCGTACCTGTCCACCAGCTGCAGCTCGGTCTGCCAGTTGCCACCCGCGCTATCGCCCGAATGCTGCAACCCTTCCACTCGCAGAAAGGCCTCAACGCTCTTGCTTTCCAGCTTCACCAAATCGCCGGGGTTCAGGGTCGGCAACAGCAGCGATTGCACGCGCCAACCGTCGCGCTGCTGCTGGGCGCTGACCAGGTTGACGTTGTCGCCCGTGGTCTGGTCCCTCACCTTCGCCTTTTCGCGCGCCGCCTCCCTGGTGCGCTCGGGGAAGCCGAGCAAGCCCGTGTCGGCGGCCAGCACGACGGCCTGGCGGCGCGTCGTCCCACGGCGCTGTACAACCTGCAGCTGCTGGTTCTGGATCGACCATTCAAGGCCGGTGCCCTGCGTGACCTTGTGCAACGCCGTTCGAGCCGCCCCATAGAACGAAAAGCCCTGTTGCCAGCGGCGGTCCGGCACGTCGTCAGCCATGACGAGCGGAAGGCCCATCTGGCGGGCGATATCCCGGATGATGGCACTGGCCTGCGCCCCCGGCCCCTGACCAATCGAGATGGCTGTGTCCCGCACTTCGGTGTAGCCGTCCTTAACGACCAACTCGGTCACCACATCCGGCTGCTCGAACTTGGTGTAGGCGAACACCACGCTCCCTGACGCCATCAGCAACGGGCCGCCCTCGTCCGCATAGCCCGCGTACAGCACACAGCGCAGGCCCGGCTCCTCCAAGGCGCGGCGGGTAGCTGCGGCCAGGTTGTAGACGCGGATCGTGTGGTCGTTGGGCTCCTCTTCGGTGTCTTTGCGCACGTCGAAGGTGATGCGAATCGGCTGCACGATCTCCACGCCCTTCTGGTTCGGCTTGCCCACCAGCAGCCTGTAAACCCGGTCAAAGCGCGGCATTAGGCACCTCTTCGACACTCACATACATCAGGCCCACCTCGCCACTGGGCAAAGCCGTGCGGCTGATCGTGTTGCGTCTGTCCGGCGCGAGCGCGATCAGCTCCCCGGCCGGCACCTGCAGGTGGCGATATTGCGCCAGCAGCGGCGTGTCAGGCACCAGGGCGATTCCCGCAACCACAACCTCGTTGTATGCGTTCTCGATTGACATGGCCCAGGCCTCGAACTCGCTGTTCCAGCCCAGGCCCAGGAAGTACGTAACGCCGTCCAGCTCGACCTCGGTCAAGCTGTCGTTTGCGTCCAGCACCGGAATCTGAATCATTGACCGCCCCCGAGAATGCCGCTCGCCTTCTTGCCCGCGCCGCTGGTGGCGCTCTTCAGGTCCGAGACCTCGCGCGGCGCTGCCTTGCCGGCGTTGGTCTTGGTCGCCCCCGCCTTGCCCGTCGCCGAGCCGCTCGTCTTCGCCGGCGGGATATCCGCCTGCCGCAGGGTGACCTTCCGGATCTTCTTAAACTCGGCGGTGATGGAAAAGCGCTCTCCGCCATCGGCCGCGCGGCCGATTTCGCACCGTTCCATGACGAAGTCGGTGTACACGTCCAGGCCCGTGGTCACCGTGATAGGCAGGCGGTCTGCATGGATCTGCCGCAGCGCGGCCTTCGCGCTGATGAGCTTCGAGCGCCCCGCTCCGGCGCCGCCCCCGCCGGCCCGGCCGGCGAAGCGCCCGCCGAGCAGCGAAACCTCCGCGGCCGTCACCCAGCCGTCCAGCTGCAGCCGCTCGGATTCCTGCACCACATGGTCGGTGACGGGCGGCCCGTCTTCCACCGGGTAGCTTGTCGCCTGGCTTTCCAGTGAGGTCGACTCGCTCAACAGGGCGTCCAGCGGAACGACGCCGATGCTGCTGCCGCCGTTCCAACCGAACACCAAAGACACAAAGCTCATGAAATCCTCCTATCGAGGCGCTTCGACACCGGTCGGAAACTGAAAGAACCTGGCCATGGCGTCAGCGCTGCGCTGCTGCGTCGCCTCCATGCCACGCCGGGTGGCGCCTGCAATCGCATTGGGATCGGCACCGGGCGCGTTGATGGTTACCTCGGCGTGGTTCTGGACAGTCACCGGCCCGCTCCCGACAACGCCGGCGCGCACCGTTGCCGCGGGGTCGGGCTTCAAGTAGGTGTCACCCATGATTGGCGACAGCCAAGGCATGTTTTCCCGAAGCCATGCATTGCCCCGCCTGCCAGACTCCGCCATCGACTTGTCGCGCATCCACTCCGGCAAGAAGCTTTCGATCTTCTCCGTAGCCTCATCCCACTTCTTGGAAATCCACTCGGTGATGGCGTTGCCGATATCCTTGATCTTGGCCACCATGCGGTCGCCGATTTGGTCGAAGTACTTCCACAGCCCCGAGAAGGCGTTGTGCCAATGCTTGATAGCGCCGTCCCAATCCCCCGTGAACGCCGCAACCACGCCCTCGAAAATGCCCTCCCAGAACGCCCAGATGGCCTCGATGTACTCGATGACGGGCTCCATGAAGGTGCCCTTGGCCGCGTTGCGGATACCGTCCCAGGAATCGACGAAGAACTTCACGACGCGGTCCCAGTTCGACCAGATAAGCCACAGCGCCGCGGTAATCACTGCGACGACACGCCCGATCGGCGTCATCGCGAACGCCTTCCACAGCGAGGGCACGGCCTTGGTAGCCAGGAACATGATCAGGCCCCGGACGGGGCTCAGGATCCTCCACAGGCCGTAGGCCATGACGGCAATCGTGCCCCACTTCTTGGCCCAGGGCCCCAGCGCCTGGCCCGTCCCGCCCAGGAAGTCCTTCACCTGGACCAACACCGCCTTCACGGCCTCGATTTCGTTCCTCCAATCCTCCACGGGTCCAATCAGATCGCCGAACACGGAGTCGCCCCCGCGGAACCACACGCCGATATCGTCCACCAGCAGGTAGATGGTGGCCAGGACGGCCGCCATGCGCAGCATGGGCGCCAACGTGCGATTCCAGTAAGCCAGCATGCGCGCCGCGCCGGCCGGCCCGCGGCGCAGCGCCATGGCCGAATCCAGGCCGATTGCCGCGCGCGTCGCGGCCACCAGTGACCGGACAAGCCCCCCAGACTGGAACGACGCCAGGCGAAGCCAGCCGCGCAGCTTCACCAGCCCCCACGCGCTGCCGCTGATCGCCAGCAGCTTGATCACGGTGGCGATGTTGTCTGCCAGGAATTCGATCGACTGGGTAACGCCCAGCACCGCGGTACGACCGAAGGTCAACGTCTTCCCGAAAAACCGCTGGAACGCGTCGTTCCAGACGGTCATCGCGTCAGCGATCGTGACCGGCATGTCCTGCGCTTCGACGCGCATCTTGGCCAGTTGCGATTGCAGCGCGGGCAGGAAGGTATCGGTGGTCAGCTTGCCAGCCTTGACCTGTTCCAGCAGCTTGTCGGTGGTAATGCCCAGGCCGTCGGCCAGCGCAACCTGCAGGCGGGGAGCCGCGCGCATGAGCGTGCTGTATTCCTCCATCCCCAGCTTGTTCTGCATGATGGCCTTCGTCACCGACGAGATCACCGACTCCTGGTCCTGGGCCTTCGTACTGGAAAGAGCCATGCCGAGGGAGAGGCCCTCGGTCACGTCGATCGTGTCCTGGGTGGTCTTGCCCAGGTCCGCCATAGTGCGCCGCGTGCGCACGAATAGCTCCGCGCTCGACGAATAGGACTTGTAGGTCAGGCGCGACACTCTCGCCAGCTCCTGATCCACCTCGGCATACTCCTGGGCCGAGCTGGTCGCCTGCTTCATGCGGGCTTCCATCTGGCCCCAGGCGTCGATATCACCAAAAATCCTCTTGACGATCGAGACGCCGAGGACCGCGCCGATAATTCCGCGCAGCCCGGCGAATGCGCCGGCCTGTTCCTTCACCGCGCGGGTTCCCTGCCACTGCGAGCGGGTCATGCGCTCCTGAGCCTGCCGCGCGTCTTGAATTCCCAGGCGAATGCCTTCCCAGGTGCCAATCCCCACTTCCCGCACAACGTGAAGGCCGGCCCGCGCCCTGGCCAACAACGTGCCGTACGCGGCCTGGACCTGGCCGATCCGAGCGCGCGTCTCAGCGACGTTCACCGGAAAGGCGGCGGCTACGCCCGGGCCGGCCGCGCCGGTGGCCGGGACGCGCACGGGCAAAGGCAAGCCAGGTTGCGCCGGCCGGGAAAGCGTGGGCGCGGGTACGCCGCCCGTCGCCCGCCCCGCGCCCACGCTCCATGCGCCGGGCTTGAACACCGCCCCCGTCAGGGCCTGGCGCATCGACTGCACCGTCTTGGCGCTGGCCTTGCGCATGGCCTCCTGAGCGTCCTGGTAGGCGTCCTCGTACTTCTTCAGGCCCGCCTCGTCCACCTGGTACCGCAGCAGGGTGACCAGTTCACGAACAGTAGTCATGTGTTGTTCTTCCTATTCGCCTGCTCCTGGGCCGCATCCCGGGCGTCCATGAGCGCGTTCAGCTTCATGATGTCCAGGAGGTCAACATGCCCCAGGCGCACGGCTTCAAGGCTGACATGACCGGCCAGGATTGGCCGCCAGACGATCAGTTCTCGTTCGAAGGTGGGATCAAAGACCCCGACAGGTTCGCCAGCTTCTCGCGGGCCGGACCAAAGCGGCCGGCCCAGCGCACCAAAGGGCCGGAGAAGTTGTGCATCAGGACGTGGTACATCAACTCCAGGACTTCGGCGAAATCCTGGAACGCCAGCCCGCGGTGGGCGTCGGTCAGGGGCTGCGGCTCCCGGCCGTCGAGCTCGAAGCTGACGTTTTCCGGAGTCACCAGCATGCCGAACCACTTTTTCAGGTCGTCCCCGCCCAGGCGGCCGGACAACTGGCGCAACGCGTCCATGATGGCCTGCTCGTCGCGGGTTTCGCCCGGCTCACTGATCACGGCGCCGAACAGCGCTCCGGCGGACGGGATGACCTCCTTTTGCAGGTCGCCCAGCAGCTTGAGCTGGGTGAGCGCGTCGAACTTCGTGACGTGGAACGTGGTCGTCCCGATCTGGAAAGGCTTGGTGCGGCTCATCAGGTGTTGCCTCCCACAATGTTCACGGCCGGGCCGGTTTCGATGACCCATTCGCGGGTTCCCACCTTGGCGGCATACCCCGCGTCGGGCGTCTTCACGATCCACGCAGAGTCGGACGCGTGCAGCGACTTCCCACGCAGGTCGGTAACGGCGACCGGCACCGCGCCATCGCCGTCGGTCGTCTTGTCAGCTTGGTGCAGTGCCGACAACAGGGCGTTGCTGGTACTGGTCTGCAACAGCGTCACCGTGATGCGCAGGCGCGAATCTCGCGACATCGAACGCGCGACCTCGCCGTCGACGCCGGCGACGGAGGAGATTCCCTCGCCGATCTCGGCCACGGTCACGAATGTGTCTTCGGCCAGGCCGCTCAGGGCGATGGCGCCCATCACGATCTTCACCCGGTTGGGTGCATAGGTTTTCACAGCCATGCTGGATTGCTCCGCTTAGAGTTGCTGGTAAGTCAGGTTGCCCTTGATATCGGCAACGTGGATGGCGCCGGCCAGCCGGGCGCTGAACTTGAGGTCGCGCAGGATCCGGTTGGCCTTGTCGTTGGTGGAAATGTTCATCGACAGCGGAGCAGTGATGACGAATCCCGGAATCATCTTTCCGCTGGCGTCCATTTCGTCGGGCGCAATCAGGCCGCGCGATTGGCCGAGCATCAGCGCCTTGCGCACGCCGGTCACCAGGATCTGAATGCCGTCGTCCGTGAAAGGAACCTTGCCGTTCGCGTTGATCAGCTGGGTGGCGACCTCGATCTTGATCTGCTCGGCCAGCCAGTCGCGCCCGCGGATCACGTCGATCCACTCACCCGCCGCGACCTTGCCGTTCTGCGTCACGGCGAAGTTGCGCATCTGCTCGAAGGTGTTGGCGTTCTTGGCGTGGGCGGCCAGGGCCTGCCCCTCGCTGAGGTTGTCATAGCTGATGCCCGCCAAGCGCGTGTTGGCCCACGTCTCGCCGCCGGGATAGAAGGTGAAGCGATTGGCGGTAACGGCGGCTTCCAGCGCCTCGGTGCCGGCCTGGCCATGGAACCAAACGTGGGTCCGAAAATACTGCTTCCGCTGGCATTTCGAGGCCAGGTCGTCCGTGACCGCCGCGTCGATGATCCCGGCTTGGTCGCTGGAAACACCGAACAGGCGGCCGTTCGATTCGACCCATTCGGCCGCGTCCAGAACATCCGCTTCGACGCGGCTGGCCAGCGTGACGCCGTACCAGTCGCCGCTCTCCTTCAGGCAGGCGGAGAGCGCCGCGGTGGGCGTTTCCGTGCTGGTGGGGATGCTCACCGACAGGTTTCCCTTGACCGAGACGGCCACGGCGGTGCCGGCGGTGCTGACGGTGATGGAAACCTCGGCGCCGACGGACGTGGCAGACACGGGAGCGCCGCTCGCGGTGATCGCGGCTACCAGCCCGGCTGCGATATCGTCAGGCGTGCTTGCCGCCAAGCCCGTGAACTTGGGCGAGGCCGATTGCACCGTGCCGTCCTGCGCACGCCAGCGGAGAGTGACCTCGTAGTCCGCGACGCCGGCGCGCGTAACCGTGACACGGGTCGTGTCGACCTGGCGACGGCCAACGAAGACGCGCGTCACCGTGGGAATCTGCTTGAAGGCATCGCGCACCGCAATGTACAGCGGGTCGGTCTGGCTGATGCCCAGGTCCAGCAGCTCGGAGGCCTCCGTAACCACCAGGATCCGGTTCACCGAAAGAACGTGTGCGCCCAGCACCAGGATGTCGGAGAAATTCTGCTCTTTGATGGCGGTGGTGTTCAGGGAGATCGCCACATTGACGATCCGATCGAGGTTTGCCATATGTGGCTCCAATGAAAGCGGCCTCCGGGCGGAGGCCATGTAGCAAAAGAATGGACGACGGCGACGCTACGGCGCGTCGCCCTCGGTAACGGAAAAGGTCGTCTCGACCGGCGGCGTCAGCCCGCCGGATGTGACACCGGCCCCGGCCACCGTGGCAATGAAGCTGGTGGCGCCCGCGAAGGATGTGGCATACCGGACGCCAAGCTCGAGCACCGCGCGCTGCTCGTAGCGGGCGCCATCTCGCAACACGGGGACGTTTTCCAGGCGGCCCTGGTCGAACACTGCCAGGCCCAGGGCCTCGGCCCGGTCTTCGAAAAGGGGGTGCTGCAGCCGCAGCTGCATGCCGGCCAGGCCCTCGAAGGCGCCGGCGCCGTAGCCCTGCAATTCGACGATGGCGTCCGTGTGATGTGAAACGGACAGCAAGCCGTCTTCACCGACGCTTCCCCGCTCGGCGGGGCCGGCTTGCGACCAGCGCACCGCCATGGCGATATATGGCTGGCGCGGGCGGTTGCCGTTCTCGTTGGCAAATATCACGGGCACGCCGGCGGCGGCCGCCTCGATCAGCTCGAAAATCGCGTCCTCTGGTGCCATGTCTCGTTCCATAGAATTCTGCGCCGATGGGACTATCAGCCAACGCTACAGCGTGGCCGACTCGGCGCTGCCCTCTCCGGTGGCCTGGAATGCCCGGCCGGACCCGGGAAAGACCCTGCGGACGTTTAGCCCCGTCCGCCCCCGTTCCAGGTAGCCGGGGAATCCTGGGCTTGCATCAATTCGCTGTCCGCCAGTAGCACGGCCAGGTAGCGAAAATGGGGGATGACGCCGGATTGCCAGGGTGCCACGCCCACCAGCAGGTATTCGCCCGCCATTGGCGCGGCGTCCCATACCAGCAGGTCACCGCCGGTCCAGTCCTGACCGGCCACTGCCAACTGCGCCGTGGTGTAGATGCGAACGGCCGCGCGCACGCGCCGCCCTTCAGGGTTCGCCTGCAGCTGCTCGTAGTCGGCTGCCTTGGCTGGCTGCACCGACGCGGAGATCTGCTTCTCCGGCCCCGGTCCGCCCTCGATCCAATGGCCGCGTTCTCGCCGCCCCGGGAGGCGGGTCCGTACGACATGGGGTTTTCTGAAGCTCATGGACCTACACCTTCTGGTATCTGACGGCGTTGACCAGGAGGCCGTCATCAATCAAGGGAACGTCGCTGCCTTTCTTGGCAATGGTCGACTCCGCATTGGGCTTGGCCCATTTCTTGGAGTTGCGGATATGGGCCTTCTGGTGCTTCTCGGCAAACGTGCCGAGCTGGTCCAGGGCCTGGTCGGTGGTCAACCGGCCATCCTCGACGGCGGTCGCCATTCGATCCATGGCCTGCCCCAGCACCTCCCCGTTCTTCTCCGCAAAGTCTCGCATCGCCGGCCGCGCCTCGATCGTCTCGGTTCCGAACTCGTTCCAGATCGCAATGTCCAGCAGATCCGCCTGCGTGTCGGGATCCTTCCCGGCGTCGGCCTGTATGCCGAACTTCACGCCACGGCCTTGCAGCGACCTGGCCAGGCGGGCGTGCAACGCAAGGCCTCTATCGATTGCCTTCACAGACACGGGGATGGCTCCTGACGGTTGCCGCGCCGACGGCGCACGCTCGCGCCAGCTTCTGGTAGTGACCGAGGAAGCCGGCCGGATCGTCGGCGCCTTCCACGCGCCCGTAGGTACGCTGCAGGTCGCCCTCTTTCTCGCTCACCACTCCCGGCCTGGCCAACACGCCGTCGGCCTCCGCCGACCGCTGCATCTTGATGCCATACAGCAGCCACGCCGCGTACCACAGCTGGGCCTCGTCCTGCTTCTTTTCTGGAAGGCAGGCCGGGCGGTAGCCAGCCGCGAGTGCGAGAGCCCGCTCCTTGTCTTCGCGGGGCATGCCGGCCACCGCCGGCGCCAGGAAATCCAGATCGTCGACGGTGGCGGCCATGCTTACGACTCCTGCGAGCCGCCAGCGCCCGACGTATCCTCGCCGCCCTGGACCGCCGCGGTGGCCTTCAGGGCTTCGTACAGGCCCTGGAGCTCCGGCTTCGAAGCCGACGGCGAATACTGGGCGCCCTGCTCGTCCAGCCAGGCTTTCAGTTCCTTGACCGTGGACGGCTCCTTGCCTTCGGCTCGCGCCGCCTCGCCGGCCTCGGCGCCCTTCTTCGGCGGCTTGTCCCCTTCCGGCGCCTCGCTCTGGACCAGCAGTTCGCGGTCGATCAGGTCCTGCACCCCGCGGATCTCCGGGTCGACCCAGGCTCCCGTCGTCGGAGCGATCACAGTGTGCCCGCCGATGTTGATGACGGCCTTCGTGGTGTTGACGCAGTACTTCATCAGATTTCCCCCTTCGCCATCGACAGCGGGTAGTAAATGACGACCCCGCCAGCGCGCGCCAGGCAGGGCACCACCAGTTCGAGGCCACGCGCCTGCGCCGCCAATTGGTTGAACGGCATGGGCAGTTCCATGGCGAGGTTTTCCTCGCTGTACTCGTAGGCCAGGATCAGGTCCTTGCCGCCGGCGCCCGCGCCCTTGAACTCGGACGCGGCCATGATCTGCAGGCCGGGGTGCTTGTCCTGGAAGAACTGGCCCACCGTCTTGCCGTTGGTATCGGGCACGCGCCGCGAGAAAATCACGCTGCGCTGCTCCGTCGGCATGACGATGCGGGTGGGCTTGTGCACATCCTTGGACTGATTGGGGACCGCGTCGTAGATCATGTCCAGGTCTGCCAGGATCTGGTCCGCCGTCGTGCTCGGGTTCAGCCAATCGCCGTGCAGGCCAACCACCAGCGGCACGTTCGGGTGGTTCACCAGGCCGTACAGGCCGAACTTCGTGTCGCCGATCAGCGCCATCTGGTTCAGCTTGATTTCGACCGCCTTGCGCGCTGCCATCGACTTGCGCGTCGGCAGGTCGGTGCGGTTGGCCGCGGCAGCGCGCAGTTCCATCACGCTGTAGCCGTAGGAGTCGCCGATGTTCTTGATCTGCGCGATCTTTTCCTGGCCCTTGACGTCGGCGCGGGGCAGGTCATCAGCGTAATTGGCGACGATCTTGGCCATGCCGACCTCGTCGTACATGAAGTACGTGAAGGTCTCGGCCCATTCGGGCACTTCGGTGGAGATCGGGACCAGCTGCAGCCCGATCATGGGCGGCAGCTTCTTGTCATAGGTGCGCGTCTTGACGTAGTCCAGCTGGCGCGCGGTGTAGAGGCCTTCGTCCTCGCGCATGCCGGCCAGCGCCACGACGATGGTTTTGACGGCCGGCAGATCGGCCTCGTCGTAATGCTCGTGTTTGCTCATGGTGTTCCCAATGAAAAAGGCCCCACTCGGGGCCTTGGGTTGTTCTCGGGGGTGCGGGGAATCAGGGCGCCGCGGTGGCCGTTGCGAACGGTGCGTGCAGTTCGATCAAGGCGATCTTGCCGCCGGCGACGTCCACCGCCGGAGAGCGGAAAACAGCATTCGGCACCGGCGTGGCGCCACCGTCCGACACCGTGCCATCGGGGCCGCACTTGACCGGGCCGTCCTTGGTCACGCTGCCGCCGCTGGCGACCTTCGCCCAGCCGCGGCGCACGCGCAGCACGCTGACGGCATCGAACTCGCGATAGCCGCCATCGCGGGGGATCGTGTGGGTGTGCAGGGCCAGGCCGCGGATCCGCGAGCCGGGGCCGGCAACGATGCGGTCGTTCGTGGTGTCGCCCACGATCACGCCCGGCGCGATGTTGCCAGCCGCGGCGCAGGTTTCGACGTCGTCGTAACCCAGGTCCGCCTTCATGCCGGCGTAGGCAACGTCCATGCGGTCGTCATAAACGGGGGGCATTATTCGCCTCCTTTGGTCAGGTTCGAGAGGTAGGCCGAGCGAGCCGAACGGGCCGACGTCGGCGTGTCCGCGCCGTCGGCGCGTTGCTGCGTGTTGGGCTGCTGCTGGCCGCCCATCTGCCGGCGCTGGTCGGCGACGGCGTCCGCGCGGGACTTGTCCTCGCCGACAGCGAGGTCGAAGGCCGCTTCCACGTAGCCATCCGACTTGCCCGCCAGGTCGAACGAATCGCCGCGGATGGCCTTGATCACGCCCTCGCGCAGCGTGCGATCGGCCGTGTCGGCCTTGAATTCCACCTTGTGCTGCGCCGCCACCGCTTCCAGCTTCACGCGGGCCAGGGCGGCGCCGTGCGCGTCCTCGCGGGCCTTGATGATGCCGGCTTCTGCCTTGTCGGCGCGGTCCTTCTCGGTGTCAGCGCGTGCGGCTTCGGCGTCAGCCCGGGCCGCCGCGGTCTTTGCCTCGGCGCGCAGGCGCTCCAGCTCGTTCGCCACTTCCGGCGCCGCGTCATACGACAGGCCGGAATCGAGGCGGATTTTGACCATGGTCATGTCATGTTCCTCTTCGGTTTTCGTTACGGCGTCTGCCGCGTCAAGGTTCAGCCGCGCGTTGCCCGCGCGGCCGCGTTTCACCACCGCGAGGTGGTTGTATCGGATGTTTCGCTGGATAGCGTCGTAGGGTTCGCCGGCCGGCGTGACGCCCGGCGTCTCGTCCAGTTCCAGCTCGTAGCCCAGCGACAATTCCTTGTTGCCGGCGTCGACCGGCGCTGTGTCGAAGATGTGGATATCCCCGAGCATGTTCTCGGGGCCGTCCTGGCGGCCTCCAGACAGCGCCGTGCCGATCATGTGCTGGCGCACATTCTTGGCCGTGACCTTGCCGGGGTGCCCGTCCGTGATCGGCTTGCCGCGCAGGCTTGCCATGGAATCGGCGTTGAACACTTCTTCCGGCGGCCGGTACTCGCGCCGGGTGCGCCCAGCGCCATCGCTGTACACGAAGACGCCTGCGCGGGTCAGCACCGGCGTATCGACGAGATACCCCTCGTCCGTCCGGGTCGCCTTCAGTGGCGCCCGGTCATATCGCATTGCCATGGTTTTTCCTCAATGAACGATCAGCGCGTCCAGATCGTCGAGCGCCGGCAGGACAGCCTCGGCCCAGCACCTGCAGCGGATGGGCTTGCCTGGGTGGCCGTCGGCGGGCGGCTTGTCCCATTCGAACTCTTGACCCTCGCGCGCCACATGCTCGTCGCGCTCCCGGTCATCCAGCACGCCCCGCCATCGGTACTTCTTGACGCCGATGTTGGTCTGCCGGTATTCGGTCAGGTCGCCGTTCAGCTTGCCAATCTGGTCGCGGGCGATCAGTTCCGCGCGCTTGCGCGGCAGGTCGTAGGTGTCCCTGACCACCTGGGTCATTTCGCGCAACGAAGTGCCCTGGCGCACCGCGGCAACCACGCGCCCGTGAAGGTTGCTCAGGTACTGCTCCGGGATCGACTTGATCAGGCCGACGTTCTCGGCCTCCCACGGGCGCAGCACGCGAGCCAGCCCGGGCTCTGCCTTGAACACGTCGACGCCATAAGCGCGCCGGAGCATGCGGTGGTACTGCTCCTGGTTGTACTTCTCGACACGCCGCGCAACGAGCGCGGCCAGGCCCTGGGCGTTGCTGTCGGACACCACCGCGGCGCCCAGCGCCTCCATGAAGGCCCGGCGCAGCGACTCGAACCAACCGTCGTCGCCGGCCGGGGTGTTGCGCAGATCATCCTGGCGCAGTACCCGCGGCAGTGCCGGCAGGACATGCGCGGCGACGGCCGCAACGGCCGCATCCGCCGTGGCCCGAAGCGCCCGGGCGTAGTCCTGCTCAGCGCCCAGCGGATAGCGCCATTGCTTAGGTGGACGCGGCGTACGACTTCGCCGACTCGCCGCCGGCGTCGGGGGTGAGGCCATAGAGCCCTTCCTGTTTCATAAATCGGACCGCTTGTTCCTGGCTGAGGCCGTTGTCCACGGCCGTGCTTAGGGCATCCATTTCGCGGGCTTGGGCTTCGGCGTTGGCCTTTCTGACCTCGGCGATTTCCTTCGCCGTAGCAGGCTTGAGCGCCGGCCACTTGATGGACCAGGCTTCCCCCCGCGCATCGCCGGCGGACAGGGCGCGCTGCGCGCGGATCAGCGACACCAAGCGCTCCAGCGCGGGGTTGACCTTCACCTCGCGGCCCATGGCCACGGTGTTGTAAAGGGCTTCCAGATCGCCGTCACCCGTGGCGTTCAGCCCGGCGGCCGACCGCCCGAAAAGCTGGGTCACCGGGATCCCGGTTTCCGCGGCCAGAGCAATCTGGAACTCCGCCAGGGTGTCCTTGACGCCGCTCATGTCAGAAGTGAGGATCTGATAATCGTCCTCGGCGTCCACCGCCACGCCGTTGAGTGCGTTGCGGACCGAGTCGACCATTTCCACCCGTTTTCGGATGGCGCCCTCCATGTCGGCCACGATGGCATCGGCTAAGCCCTTCATCTTGTGGACCGCCTGCTGCTTCTTCTCCAGCAAGCGCAGCGCCCAGTGCAGGCCCTCGCCATAGCGACGGATGGCCCGGAACGCCCTGCTGACCGCAGGCCGCCCGGCCCACGGGATACCCTTGCGATTGAGCTTTGCCGGTACCGGGTCCCCTGGAATCTCGATCAGCCGGCTTTCGTGAACGAAGAACTCCGCGGAAGGCACGCCCGCGGCCTGCGTGCGCACCCGGTACAGTTCGGGCATACCGTAGTTGGCCTCGTTCGGGTCCGCATATCGCTTTTCGGTGGCCGACACGTCGTCCAACGTGAACACCTTCAGTTCGAGCACCTGATCCAGGGACTCAAGGTTGAGCGGGTCCCGCAGCGCCCGCCCATCCCTGGCGATGACCACGATGGCGCCGCCGCCGGTCAGACGCGCCCATCGCCAGGCATCGGCGAGCGCGGGCAGCACTTTCAGCCGGTCCAGCTCGCCGCCCACGCGATCATCGCCCTCGATCGCCACGCCGCGCGAGACGGCAATGTCCGGGATCATGTCCACCACGCGCGCCGGCAGGCCGCCTTCGGCATACATAGCCAGGTCATCCAGCCCGCCGAGGCCAGCGATCGAAGTTCCGAGCAGGGCCTGGCCCAGCACCGCGCTCAGGTAGCCGTCTTGGTTCATCATGTGCTTGCCAGCGCCTGGAAGCGCCCTAGGTTGCTGCCCGCGGTGGCGAGCATGTCGTTGATTGCATCGACCATCGGGTCGACCTGGTCGTCGTGGGCGTGCGTGTCGTCCGCCGTGAAGGCCTCGCACTCGGCCACGAAATCGGCCACGAACGGCGCGTCCTTGGGGATGCACACCAGACCGGCCTCAATGTAGCTCTGCACGTCCATGAGCCGGGTGAGCTTGTCCCTGTCCCGCTCTACCCCCTTTACGGGGATCTTGCCGTCTGCGCCGATATCTTGGATCAGGCCGGTCCCGCTGGACTTGTCCTCGATGAGGAGCTGCCGCAGCGGTGCCGACAGTTTCGGATTGAACGGCTTATTCTTGGCCCAGAAGTCCACGGCGCGCCGCTTGAGCTCGGGTGCCTGCCATTTCCCGCGCAGCAGGTCCAGCAGGTAGATCTTGCCGTCGTCGCCCAGCCCCCAGCATTCGAAAACGCTGTAGTCGTTGCGCTCGGCGGTCTTCTGCGCGGTGTCGGCGAACACCTTGCGCGCGAGGATCCGGGGCGGCACTTCGTACCGGCCGAACCACGCCCCCTTGATCAGATCGCCACCCAGCGGCGCAGGACGTTGCTGGTACTGCGCCGAGAATACGTACCGGCTGACGCGAGCGCCCTCCTGGTCCGTGCCGGCGCCGGCCTCCATGGCCAGCAGGTCCGCCAGCGGCTCCTTGTAGGGCCAGTAGCTGAAGCGCCCCTTCTCGTCCCGTACGCTGCTGTCGACCTTGGCCTGCAGCTCGGCCGGCAGGCCTGCCACATAGGCATCGTCGATCAGCGCCGGGATGACGACCTGCTCCCAATCCGAGCCGAGGTTGCCGGCCTCGATGAAGCCGGTCACGTCCTCCTGCGCCAGGCGCTGCATGATCACGATGATCGGCGTGTCGGGGTTGGCCCGACGGCTTTTCACCGTGGCGATCAGGTCGCGGTTCGCCTTGGCACGCCGCGGCTTGCTGTAGGCGTCGCCGACCTTGAGCGGGTCGTCGATGACGATGGCGCCCTGCCACCCTTCCGCCATATGGCCTGCGCGAAAGCCGGTGATTTGGCCGCCGAGCGATACCGCGTAGACACCGCCCGCCTTGCGGCCATCGACCTCGATGTTCCAGCGCTTCTTGCTCTTCGCGTCCGCCGCGACCTTCAGCGGCCACAGTTCCTGAAATTCGTCCGACTGGACCAGTTCCTTGGCCGTCTGCGAGTTCAGCAGCGCCAGATCGTCGGAGTAGCTGATGTGCAGGAACCGGGCGCGCGGGTTCAGCGCCAGGCCGCGCGCCATCAGGTTGATGGCAACCAGCTCGGTCTTCGACGAGCCCGGCGGCACGTTGATGACCAGGTTCTTGATTCGGCCGTCGATGACGGCCTGCACCTTCTCGGCAATCAGCTCATGGTGCCAGTTGACCCGGAACTTGATCGCCTGGCGGTGCTTGAAAAAATATCGGCTGAAGAACAGGTGATCCTGCTCGCACATGGCCTTGGCCGTAGCGCGCAGGACCCCCGGGTCAGTAGTCGCGTTGGAGTTTGGCGACGGCGGCGGCGACTTGTGTTTCATCGACCACCACCGTTTTCTGTTCGATCGGACCGCCGCCGACGCCCGTATGCTCCCGCCTGTTCGTGAATGCGCCGCCCACTTCCTTGGCGGCCTGCTCCAAAACGCCGGCCGCGCCGATCACATTTCCGCGGCTGATGTGCCGCTCGTAGATCTTGCCGAGCTGCCGCAGGCGATACGCCTGGTCAGCGATGGCGATCTCGGCCACCTCCTCGCGGAAGCGCTTGCGCGTCGCTTCGAACAGGTCCCGCCATTTTTTGGCGAGGTCCTTCCCCGCTACCTTGGTGGGGTCGTACTGCGCCACCTGCATGCGCGGCACGTCGATGCCGAACTGGTCGCGCAGCGCCTCCGAAACTTCGGTAGGTGGATCCCAGCACGCCAGGGCCTGGACGATGAAAGTCTTGTGCGCGTCCGTGAGCTTTGCCATGTTGTTTGTCCTGCCTGATCGCTATGCCGCCTTCAGGCAGCACCCGCACGCCCTGGAGATGTCCAGCCGAGGCACGGCCGGCGCAGCGCCAGCAGCCGCGGCCAGCCGCCGAACATCCGCCGACGGCCCATACCGGGCCACCACTCCCACGAACTCCTCGACGTCGTGGCCGACGATGCGCAGCTTCGGCCGCCCCAGCTTGTCGAACGCCGGCACGCCGTAGGCGTCGGGCGCATGCCCGATGTGGTAGAGCTCATGCTCCACCAACGCGCAGAAGTCCGCGTCGCTGCAGGTGATGCAGTAGTCCGCCGCCAGGGTGATGAGGAATGCCGGCACGCGGCCGAACCACTCGATCATCTGCTGTTCCTGGCGCGCCTTCTGCCAACCGCCGGCGCGGAACATCACCTGCTCGGCCTGGCCCAGCACCACGCGCCCTGCCTTCTGAAAGCCATACGACGCCCAGAGGAACGCCAGGTCGGCGTCAACCAGGTGGGCATGGTCGGGATTGTGGAGCGGCCCGCCCGCGGCGAATATCGCTCGTTCGGTCCATTCGAGCAGCTCAGGCGCCGGCGCCAACAACCCGCCGGCGGTCTCCGCGCGCGCCAACCACTCGGCGGGCGGCCTCGGCCGCTCCAGACCGACCGATCGCGCCCGCTTTCCCTTCATGCTGAATCACCCCGGAAGTGCGGCCAGCTTTGCCCCGCTGAATGCGGGTTCCCAGCTGGCCAGGTCTTCGTCCTGCGGCCGCCCAACCAATGCTTCACCGCGTGCCAGCCGCGCCAGCGCTTCGGAAAAAAGCCGCAGTCCCAGCGGAGCAAGGTCGCGGCGCCACAGCGCCGCCGGTGTGTCCGCCGGCCGCACATGGCACCAGTCCTGCGCGATGATCGGCCCCGTGTCGGCGCCGTCGTCCATTCGGTACAAGGTGCCGCCGGTGACAGGCTCGCGCATGTGCAAGGCCCACCGGATCGCGTCGCGCCCGCGGTGGCGAGGCAGCAGCGACGGGTGATATCCCAGCGCGCCGTGCGTCGTCCGCGCCCGCGCCGCCCCGTCAATGAAGCAATGCGCGTGCGCCGCCAGCAGCACCTCGCAGCCGTCCGGGACGTCGTCCGCCGCCAACCGCCCGCGCACCGCGCGCACGGGAACCCCCAGCTGCTGCGCAGTCGCATACAGCCGGTCGTAGTCTTCGCCCACGGCGGGCGGCGCTGCGGCGGCCACCACCTGGTGGCCTTCCGCGACGCACTGGCGGAGCAGCGCTGCGCCCAGCCATTTCTGACCCACAACCATTACGCGCATGCCGGCTCTCCCAGGTAGCGGAAGCCCTGCACGGCTCGGAAATGACCGCCGTAGCCACTGCCGGCGGTTTCCTGCCCCTTGCGCTCCGCGCTGCGCCGAATGGATTCCGCCGCACGGCCCTTGTTGTCACCGTAGAGCGAGCCAGAAACCTGCGTCCATCGTTGGTCACGGCGCAACGCCGCGGCCAGGCCCGGGTGGCTGGTATGGAACAGCGTCCGCAGAGACAATCCGTACCGGTTCTGCCCCGCCAGCCAGGCCGCGCACACCGCGTTGAGGAAGCGCATGCCCACGCCGGCGCCCTGCCATTCCGGCATGACCACCAGGCGGCACGCGCGGGCCTCGACCAGGCCGGGCCTGGTGCTGACGGCCAGATGCGCGACAGGGTCGCCGCCGATCCAGGCCACGTAGTTGGTGGCCGCGATCATCTTGGGCAGCTTCAGATAGTGATGCGGCTCAAAATGGGGCCACCAGCGCCAGTCGGTTTGCTCGATCGCCAGGTCCAGGCGCGGCCGGCGTCGAACCGACCCCCGATCAAACTGGCCGGTCGCGGTGTCGAACACCCAGTCGGGCTGAAGCCAATCCAGCACGTCATAGTGGCAGGACAACAGCACGACCTGGCCGCCGGTGCGCCGCCACGCCTTGGCGAATGCACCGGCGCCGACGCGCGCAATCTGCCGATCGACCACCGAGCTGAACTCGTCGACGACCGTCAGCGCCGGCGCCTCGACAACCAGGCGCGCCAGGTTGGCGCGGAATTGCTCGCCGTTGGACAGGACGCCGTAGGGCCGCAGCCACGCCGGCACGCTGCCCAAGCCGACCGCCGACAGCGCGGCAGTGACCTCGTCGAAAGCGCCGGTAGGCGCGATCGCGTCGATGATTGGCGTGTCTGCCGGCCAGGCCGGAGAGTACAGCGGCGCGATCGAGCGCCCGATGCTGGTCTTGCCCGAGCCGGACGGCCCAACCACGACGCCAATGCGCCAGTCCTCGTCGTCGATCGCCAGGTCCGCATCCAGGTCGAAGGCGGCGCCCGAATCAACGTTGAAGAGGGATTTCACGCGCGCCGCGCGGTAGCTTTCTGCTTCCGGGCAGCGGTGCTGGATGGACACTTTCATACGGCCACCACCTTCAGGCGGTGGCCTTGTGCGCGCAGCTCGTCGAATACGCGCTGCTGGTGACCTTCGTCATCGCACAACACGATCACGCCGAAGTGCGGCTTGTACTTGAAACCGTTGGCGCCCGGCTGCTTACGCGCCGGCGCCGTGGTGATATGGCCGTTGGCCTCCATGCCTCTGTTCCTCTGGGCTGGATGCTCGGCGGCATGCTGGTTTGTGGCTCTCGGCGCTCTGGGCGCTCTCGGCCATCGAAAACGCGTTCACGGTCTTGCACCGCGAACATTTGATGCTGAGCCGGGCGTAGCCGGCGGCTTCGGCGAGCTTGCGCCCGCAGTTGACACAACGAACGGTTTCCATGTGAGCTAGTAATTTTGTGTTACCTTAGCCCCCGCCTGTACAGGTGGGACGGCCTCGGGTCGCTCACGGCCTCATTCCGTGGGTCGGCTGTCGGTCGCGCAGTTGCTGCTGCACGGCCGTCGCCGTCTTCTATTTCACACTACCCAATGGCGCGGACCAGTGCGCGCTAGCCTCGATGTAGGAGTAGAGATGACTGTGCGTGTTGTTTGCAAAGACCCGACTGCCCTCGGCCAAGCCGTCTACAGAGCCTTGATGGCCGATGAAATCGGTACGTGGGACCTCACCGGTCCGAAGAATGATCACCGCCTTGAATTCAAGGCTGACCAGTGGAAGGGCGCCGGTGCATTCCGGCTCGTAGCTAAAGCAGGCGAGCTGCATTGTGAGTTCGAATGGAAAGCCCGGCCGGAAGAAAAGCGTGCCCTACATTGCTGGGCGGCCTACCACACTGATTTGGCGCAGATGTTCCTCGTGCATTTTCAGAATGCCGCGATTGACGTCCGCATTGCGCCGCCGACGCAAGAAGACCTGAAGGCAGAATAAAAAAAGCCCCGGATATTTGGCCGGGGCTTTTTCATCAAGACGTACTTGCTACGAGTCTGGGCGAATTTTGCTCATCCTGTCCCACATTGTCAAGCGCCGTCGGGGCCACGCCCCACTCGGCGCCCACCACGATGCCGTCGTCACGCATCCGTAGGCCGAGCCGGTGCAGTGCGGCTTTGCGCTTGCCCTCGATCAACACGCGATAGGCCGAACCCAGCCGCCCGATGTTGGACTTCGGCACGTCGAACCGGTCCGAGAGTTCGCGCAGGCGCGGCCTACCCCGCAGGATGTTGGCCACCAGCAGGTCCACCAGCATGCGTTCCTTGCTGTCGTCCTCGGCGCCCGGGTTCAGCCACCGTGACACCGCCCGCGCGCTATGGGCGCCCTCCTCGCCCGTCCCGTACTGCGCGCGCAGGATATGGAAGCCCACGCTGTCCCCAAGGCCGCGCTCAAGCGCCTTGACGATGAACACCGCATGGGCGTGCCAGTCATGCGGCGAAAGCCCCGACAGCGCCTTGCGCTCGTACTCCACGTCGAACCGCTCCTGGAGGGCCTCGCAGATGAGCTGCGTGGGGTTCTTCGGCTCGATCGGATAGGCCAGCATCAGATAGGCCACGGCGATCGCGTGCTCGGGGCACGAAAACGTTCCGGCTTCACGTTGCATGCTTCTTCACTCCTTGGGCGGGTTCCATGTCCAGGACCGTGACCACGACGGTCACGCGCGGCGTCAGGCCGTAAACCTTGCGCTTGCTGTCCTGCACCACCTGCGTGTCATCGCGGTACACGACGCCATTGATCCCATCCTTGACGGCCTTCTCGACGTTGTCGCCGTCCGGTTTGACGGTGGGCGCGATCTCGCCCGCGGCGGCGCGGCGCTGGCGCACACCCGACCAGGAGGCAGGGATCGGCAGCACGATATCCAGGTCCATGCGTATCGCCCCGGTATAGGGTTCCCGCCCGCTCATGGCTTTGGCCGCGGCGAGCTTCACCAGGCTCTCGTAGGCCGCCGTTTCCTCCGGCGTGTAGTGGCGCGTGAAAACACGCGGGGCGCCCGTCCTAGGGTCGCGGCCAATACGCGAACTCGACTTGGCGCGGCCCTTCCCCCTGGGCGTGCCGGGCACGGTGAAAACGATCTGAATGGGCATCATGCTCCCTCGGCGCGCAGGTCGCGCAGCCATTCGATGCGCGCGGCGGTCTTGCCGCTCGGCGCCGGTTGATGGGTTCCGCAGGTGCGGGGATAGGTGGGGCTGACGAAGGTCCCCGGGCGGTCCGTCATGGCGGTGCAGCGGCCTAGGCCCAGGTCGGCATATCTCGGTGCGTCTCGCAACGAGAACAGCTGGCACGCAACGCATTGCACGGCGGTGGTGGCGGTCATACCCGAACTCCGTAATCCGCCAGCAACCTGGCACGGTCAGCTTCGGAGAGACCAGCCGCGGCGTGCACCCTCGTTTTGAAGTCGGGAAACTGCTCCCCGGGCAACTGCTGGACGCCCAGCTTGGCCCCCTGGGCCTCGATGCCCGAAGCGGTCAACGCCCAGCCGAGGGGGTCTACGCCCTTTGCAGGTGCGCCCCCTCCGCCAACGCCGCTGGCTGAGGTGCCGGGGTGCAGGACCTTGACCAAGAACACGTCGACAAAGCCTGAATTGACCGGCCCCGCGTCGCTGCTTTTCTCCCGGTCAGCCACGGCCAGGTGGTAGGCCTCGACCAGTTGCGCCCTCGTCACGCCCTGCTTTTCCCAGGCGACCAGTCGCGGGTCTGAACTGACGAACTTGGCGGTCTTGCCCCGGACCTTCTCTAGGCTGTTCAGCAGCTTGGCGTAGCCAGCGGCGCATTCTTCCTGGGCGGCAAGCCAGATGGCTTCCGACGGCGGCGGCGAATTGTCCACAGGGTCGCGGTCGCGCGCGATAGACGCCGCCGCCGCTATATCTTTTTTATTTCCTTCTCCCTGTCCCTGTCCCTTAAGAGCGTTTTCCGAAGGATTTCCGCCGGATTGTTTTTGATTCTTCCGGCCCTTTCCGCCGGAATTAGTGGAGATTTCCGACGGAAAAAGATCAGCTTCCAGCGGAAAGCCGGCGGCAATCCAGTCCTCAAGCGACGGAACGACCCAGGGCGGGAGGTGCTGCTGCTCACGCAGCTTGTTGGCTTTCCGGACGCGGTCCACCAACTTGTCGTGCGCATGCTTGTGCTTGGCCTGCCAGGCGTCGCGCGCCTTTTCAGCCACGACGGGGTGGTACAGGCGCCCATCACTGCATCGAACCCAGCCGTACAGCGCGCCGTCGCGGTGCTTGCGCCATTCGGCGAGGACGCGCCCGTAGCCGGCCAGGGCCGCCAGGGCTTTGTCATCGTCCGGCAGGCTCGCCGCCGGCACCTGGTGCCACGACGCGCACCACAGCAGGACCGCCGCGCGGAATTCCTCGGCTTCGATTTGGATCGCCAGGTCGCTATCGCGAAGGCGCGCGACGTCCAAGGGCATAAAGGCGAAATCCCGCAGGTCGCAATCTGGCGGGGTCAGGGGCTCAGGCAACTGCAGCTCAGTCATGGCCCCTCCGGGTCTGTCTTTTCAAGACGCGCGTAGGCCTCCCACATGCGCAGGCTCGCCAGGCGCGCGATATCTACGGCGGCGGCCGGGCTGATCGGCGGCGCATCGCGATTCGGTTGGGCACGTCGGATGCACTCCACGCGCATGGCGGCGCCAACCGGCCGTGGATAGCCCTCGCGGTCCAGCAGCAGGACGCCGCTCTGGCGGCTCGGAAGAGCCGCGAGCAGATCCGGGTGCCAGATCTCCTTGGGCAGCGCGTAGTAGTGCTTCCAGACCTTGCGCGGCCAATCCTTGGGCGTGCTCTTGTAGCGGGCGCGCCGGTACTCTCGTTCCAGGCGCAACTCGTTCATGCGGGGGTTGTGGCGCAGCTCGGACACCGTTGGCCAATAGCCAAGGTGTTCGCGGTGCCACCACTTTTCCTTCTTGGCGTCGGCCTTCAGATCGGCCCGGCTGATCTTAATCTCGACGTCGATGATGCGCAGGTTTTCAGTCACGGCCAGCAGGTCGCACTCGTGCCCGGTCCAGTTGCAGTTCGGCACCACCACCAGGTACTTCCTGTTGAACGTCTGCCGCACCAGCGCGCGGGCGATGGAATTCTCGGACCAGGTCATGCCCCCTCCCCGCCGCGCACGGCAAGCGCCGTGGCAATCGGCCGCACCCAGATGGGCGTCGACGACAGTTGGAACGATTCGCCGGCGCGTGACAGCAGGATGGCCCGGCCGATTTCTTCCGCCATGGCCTTGGCCGCCTTCTTCGGCACCGCGTTGCCGATGCGCTCGCGCCAAGCCTGATCCGAGTTGCCGTGCAGCACGAACTGCTCCGCGGCTTCGGCGTAGTCGTCGGGGTCGTAGAGGCTTTGCAGCGCCGCCAGATCGAGCGTGGTAAACGGGCGGTGCCAGGTGCCGTCCAACGCGCGGATGACGCATACCAGCTTGTCGGTCGCCTCTGGCAGACGCCAGTCGGCGACGCTCCACCGGCCGTTGTCATGGCAGGCAGACGCCGACACGGCGCCGGAGGGCTCCGCCGGGTCGACCACACCGTAGTGGCCGGCGGTCAGGTAGTTGTCGCCGCGACCGCGTTCCATGTTCGGCCGCGGGTCGGCCACGGCATAGGCGCCGTTGGCGTTGCCGCTGATGACGGCTCGCGACGCCTCGTCCCATGCGGTCATGCGGTACTTGCCATGCTGCTCCGCCGGCAAGCGGCCGCCCAGGGGGTCCGCCACGCATTGGCCTGTTCCGTGGGCGCCCGTGACAGCGCGGGCCTGACCGTCGAAAGGCACGATGCGGAACTCGTTCGAGTGCTTGGCAGGGCCGGCATGTCGGGGGTCGGCCACGGCCTGGCCCCCGGAACTGGGTCCATGCCCGCCGCCGATCACACCGACAGCACCTTCCCACGGCACGACCCGGTACACGTTCTTATGCGTGTCGGCGCCAAAGCCGCGCGGATCGGCCACGCTGAACGTCCCCTGCCCGGGAGACTTCACACCGATGACTGCGCCGGCGGTGTCCTCCATGCTCATGACGCCGTATTGCTGATACTGGGCGGCGCCATCCTGCGCGCGCGGGTCGGCCACGGCAAACCGACCATTGCTGGGAAGCGACTCGCCAGCCACCGCGCCAGTAGCGGCGTCCCAGGCGTTCACGCCGTACCCGGCCGAATAGACCTGCTGGCGCGGGTCCGCGACGCTGTAGGCGCCGTTGGTGGGGCCGCAGCGGCTTGATACCGTACCGCTTGCGGCGTCCCAGCGCTGCACGCCCAGGGAACCATGGTGGGCTTCGGGCACGATGAGATAGTCGCGCAGATGACCGTTCTCGACCGCCAGCCGATTGAGGCTACGCCAATCCTTGCCCGGCTCCACGAAGGCAAGGCGTACCCATGTCTTCCAGTTCAGGGACGGGACGCGATGCATCGGCCCCAAGGCGGGATCGCCCGGACGGCCATAGCGGCTCAAGATCTCTCCGACAGACCGCAGCGGCCGCTTCGGCGGCTCGTAGATGAAGGGCGGCACCTTCTCCGCGTGGCGCGCGATCAGCAAGAAGCGCTTGCGGCTCTGGGCCAGGCCGCCCAGTTCGCCGCAGTCGTGCGTGGTTTCGCGCACGACATAGCCGTAATGGCGCAGCATGCCCGTGATCTGGTCGAGCAGGTGCCGGCCGCGGGTGGCGATCCGCGGCACGTTCTCGAACAGGATGGTATCCGGCGGGTCGTCGGCCCAGGCTTCCAGCATCAGCCACACCCCGCGCAACGTCAGCCGGTTGAGCGCCTGGTACTTGGCAGTGGTGCTGCGCGTCTCCGACAGCAGGCCGGAAAAGCCCTTGCAGGGCGCCGACAGAAAGACGATGTTCGGCACCTTGCCATGGGCGGCGGCGCGCACGTCGGCCGGCATCGCCTCGACCCAGCCCGGCGCCGGCCCGCGGCCATGGAAATCGCGATACTGGCTACGGTCGAACAGATCTCGCACGACGCCGCGCACGCCCGTGAATCGGTAGAAGTCCTCCGCGCCGGCCGGGTCGACGTCCATGCCGCCGATGCAGACCATGCGGCCTTGCAGCCCTGGGATTTCGGGCCGGGCTTCCTGGAACCCGGCAGCTCCACCGCCGAGGCCGAAGAACAGGTGGAAATGGTTGATTTCGGAAATCATGACGGGTCTGCCTCCTTGGCCGGGATCTGTACGCCCAACGCGGCCATCTGCCGCTCAACCGTGGCGCGTGCCGCGCGCATGGAGACAATCGCCTCCGACGTCTCACGGTGGGCCTGGATCAGCTCGTCACTTGTGGCCTTGCCGTCGAGCAGCGCCGCCAGCGAGGCGCCCGCCTCGGCCTGCTCGCGCAGCACGTTGGACAGCAAGGCGACGCACACCTCGGCGCTGCCTTCGGTAGACAACGTGCGCACCGCCAATCCGAGCGGGCGCAACAGGTCATCGACGCAATGGCGGCGCCTGTCGTGCGGCATTGCCGCCAGCACCGATTGCAAGAAATTGGCGGGCAACAGGTTCGTGTCTTTGGTCTCGTCATCGAGCCAGCGGAAAACGCGGTCGGCGTTGACCTTCATACGCTCGAAGGTGTCGCGGGTCTGCGGATCGAACCGGATGCCGCTGGCGGCCTCGCCGCCGACGGTGCTGTGGGCTTTGACGATGTGGTCGACCATCGTTTCGCGGGACCACCCCTCGGCTTTACGCCAGGCGGACAGGTGGTCCCGAAGGGTCGCAATCAGCGATTTGTGCGATTCATGTCGCATGCGTTAGGTACTCCTGACAGATACAGTCCCGCCCATAGCCAAACGAACAAAGGGGCGGGAATGGGTATTGGGGATCCGGCGGCGCAAGCCACGCGCGCGCTGCTGCAGCTGGCGCGCGACATCGCAGTTGGCGTGCTGGGCAGCGCCGAGGAAGAGACCGTGCGAGAGGTGTTCGCGCGCCTGTGCTACGAAGCAGACACGCGCGCGGCCACGGCGGAGAAGGAAGCGGCCGGGCCGGCCACCCTGCATTGAGGAGGCACGCCTCAGGCAAGCCATGGCGCGCCTACTTGTTCGGCTCAGCGCGGACGGGTAGATCCGTGGGCGGCTGGGCGCCCGCTTCGCCCAAACAGCGGGATACCGCCTCCAACTGGCGTGAGCCGGGATTGGTGATCTTGCCTTGGGCGTACTTGGTCAGCCAGGAGTAGGAAACGCCCGCTTTCTCGCAGATGGCAGGCCAACTGCCCTTGCGTGCGAGCAGTTGCGAACGGACGGTGGTGATCATGGACATGGCGGTGGCTCGTCTGTTGGGAACGCCGCCAATCTAGCATTATGTGGCTAGATACACAAGCACCACAATGCTAGAGGGTCTCTATAAACTCGCACTATGATGCTAGACGTAAAGGAAATCCTCGCCGCGAGCGTGTCCCAGCTGCTGGAAACCCGGCGGGATGTGTCGCGCCTCAATCTATCCAAGCAGATGGACGTGGCCGACGGCACACTGGGCCGCATCAAGTACGGTAGCGGCAATCCGAACGTCGAGACGCTCGCGCAGATCGCGCGCTTCTTCAAATTTGAACCCTGGCAGCTGCTGGTACCGGGCTTCAAGGTGACCGACCCTCCAGCGCTGCGCGCCGAGGACGGCGGCAATGGCGCGCTGGCCGGCGAAGAGGCCGAGCTTGTGGCCATCTTTCGGCGCCTGAAGGAGCCGGAACGCACCTACCTTCTCGCGAACGCGCGCGGCTATGCCGCTTCTGTGGGGGTCACGCCGCCCGTCGCACCGGTCAAAAGCCCCGGCGCCAAGGTGGCGTAGTCGAGGTAATATTATCTGGGTAAAAAACTGGAAAAAATTTTGAGGCCCGGGTGACAAGATGAAATTTCAGCTACTAGTTGTGGCCGCACTCCTCGGCTCGTCGGCCCACGCCGCGGGCTGGCAATACATCGCGCCCGACCATAAAGCGGCGGGCCAGTTCGATGTTGACCGCACTGCGCGCTACGGCCGCTTCGCCACGGCTTGGGCGAAGTTCGAGTACGCCACGGCGCAGACCTTGCCCCGCACCGGAAAGGCGTATGACCTGGTGCTTACCCGCTTTCTGTTCGACTGCGAGAGTGGGCGGGGTGGCGTCATGCAAAATCGGATGTACTTGCGCGGGCAGGAACAGGAAGTCCTCGCCATTCCATTCGACGTTGTCCGTAGCTCCATGCTGAACGGCCTGCCCGCCGCGTCGCCCGTTCAACTGCTGATGAACACCGCGTGTCGGCGCCCAAGCCAAGCCGGCGAACCCCAGATCGAGTAGCGCGCGTTAGAGGCGCCAACACACCAGCCGCCGTCGGGCGGCTTTTTTACGACCCCAATCTAGCATTTGAATGCTTGACACTAGCATTTTGATGCCTATAATCTAGCACTACATTGCTAGAGAGAGCATCGTATGTCGCTTAACCAAATGCTAGACGACCCAGCGCGGACCGCCCCGCACGGCGCCTTTCATCGCGAGGCGGCGGTCCGCTTCCCGGCGCTGACGGACACCCAGATCCTCGATCGCCTGCACGACCTGTTTTCGGGCGCGGACGATGCCGCCTTCGGCAAAGACCGCGAATGGTGGGCCGACATCGTCACGGACGGCGGCCACGACGCGCTGTGCCTGTTGGCCCTGCCCGCGCTTTCGTCCGCGCCGGCGCCCACCGCTGCCCGCCGCGCCCAGGCCGAGCTGCGCCAGGCCTTGATCGGTAGCGCCCGTGCCTTGCTCGTAATGGCTTTCAACGAAGGCCGGGAGGTCATCTGATGGGCTTCCTGATCGTGGGCGCCCTCGCCCTCTACTTCGAAATCCGCGACGCGATCGCCGCGGTGCGCCGGCGGGCAAGCAAATGAGCGCCGGCTACATCCTCCTGCTCGCCGCCGGCGTCTACGCCCTGGCGCGCTGCATCGATTTGATCGCGGCGCACCTGCGCCGCACTGACCCGTGGAGCCCAACCGCATGACGATCCAAGTCTATGGCGTCGACCCGCGCAGCCGGAGCAAGACGAAGCTGCAGGCGCCTGCCCCCCTTCCCCATGTGTCGCGCCGCGCCCTGGCGCGCGTGCGCGATCGCATCGCGCCGCCCACGTCATGCCACTGCTGCGGTGGCCCGGTGAAGCTCACCAACAACCGCGACGTCTACAACGGTCACTCGTTCGGCGACTGGCCCTATGTCTACAGGTGCACCCAGTGCCAGGCCTACGTCGGCCTGCACCCCGACACGGATCTACCGCTCGGCGTGATGGCCGATCGGGGAACGATCAAGGCGCGCAAAGACGCCAAGGGCGTATTCCAGGCGCTCGTCCAGCAGCGATTTGCGGACAAGCGCAGCGAGGCCTACGCATGGCTTGCGCGCGCGCTGGGCATTTCCCCGTCCATATGCCATTTCGCCATGTTCAACGAGCAACAGGCCGGCCGCGCAGGCGAGGTCTGCCGCCTCGCACTCGGGGGCCGGGCATGAGCGCTACCACCATCTGGATCCTCTTTGCGTTCCTGCCGGCCAGCTACGACCGCCCGCCCGTCATGCGCATCGAACGGTTCGAAACCGCCGCCGAATGCGAGCGCGTGCGCGCCATCTTTCCGCCTTCGGCCACGACCTTCTCCTGCCTGCCCAGCCGCCAGATCCGCCCCGGGCGCCCCCCATTCGTGGAGATCCCTCAATGACCACTGCCCCCGGCTCATTCCCCCCGGACGCCCTGATCGATCGCGCCTGGTTGGACAGCCAATTTCAAACCGCCTGCCAGCAGTATGTCCATGGGACAGGCTCCAGCCGAGCAATCGCGGCCGCGGCGCTCCAGGCCGTCGGCGCCCAGGACCTCCTCGGAGTCGCCGAGGCCGCGCTGTGGGAAGACGACGGTCTGAGCTGCGCTGATGCACTGCGCGCCGCCATCGCCCAGGCCCGGGGAGACGGCCGATGATCCGTCGCTTTTCCACTCTATGGCGCCGCGCGCGCCGCACCGGCCGCGACCTGGACGGGGTTGCCTACGCCGCCTTCGTCGCCGGCGGCGTGCTGTTCCTGGCCGCGCTTACCGGCGTCCTCGGTCCCTCCCTCGACGCACACGCGGCGTCTTCCCATTCCGCACGCTCCGCCTCCGCGGATCGAGCCACTTTCTGACCCTGGAGTCACAACCATGCAAATCATCCCGATCCGGGCCTCCAGCATGGCGGAGCTTTTTGACTGCCCCGCACGCTGGGAAGCCAAGCACCTGCTGGGCATGCGGACGCCTTCGTCCGGCGCCGCTCGCCTCGGCACCGCCATCCACGCCGGCACGGCCGCCTTCGACCAGGCTCGGCTCGACGGCAATCCCATCACCCCCGACGACGCCGCCGGCGAATTCGTCAAGGCGTTGCACAACACCGACGAAGAAGTCGAGTGGGACGAAGCAAGCCCGAACGACGCCGAGCGCATCGGCCTGGCCCTGCATGCGCGCTACTGCACCCAGATCGCGCCGCACCAGGACTATGTCGCAGTGGAACTCAAGTGTGAGCGGATGGAGATCACTGACCTGGGCATCGCGCTGACGGGCACCACCGACCGCATCCGGCGCGTCGCCACCGGCGAACTGGGCATCACGGATCTGAAAAGCGGGGCGCGCGCCGTCAGCGCCGATGGCACCGTCACCACTGCCGGGCACGGCCCACAGATGGGCGTTTACGAGATCCTCGCCCAGCACGCAATTGGCGAGCAAATCACCGCCCCGGCGCAAATCATCGGCCTGCAAACCGGCAAGACCGCCGCTGCGCAGCGCGTCGGAAGCGGAGAGATATCCGGCGCGCGCGCGGCGCTCGTCGGGACCGAGGACAGCCCCGGCCTGCTCCAGCACGCCTCGCGCCTGATCCACAGCGGCAGCTTCTACGCCAATCCCAAGTCGGTCCTCTGCTCGGGCAAGTACTGCCCGCGCCATCCAACCTGCAAATTCAAAGGCTGAACCATGCAACTCCATCCTGTGAGCCGCGACGTGTTCGTCCGGCGTACCGATCCCTCGGGCAAACGCCCGCCGGTAATCACTCAGCACCTGGCATGGGACGCCGCGCTGTTCCTGGCCAGCCAGGTCAAGCAGTACGACACCGGCGCAAAGCCCGAAGACCGCCAGATCATTTCCACCGCCACCGCCGCGGACTACCGCGCCCAGCAGCAGAAAGGACACTGAAATGAATGCAGCCACCCAAACCACCACCCTGCAGCAGGTCCGCCAGCCGGCGCCCTCGACAGAAGTCGTGAATATGTTCTCCGCCGCCGGCTTTGACCTGGCCCAGCGCATTGCCAAGGCGTACCAGACTGCCAATGCCGTTCCGGCCGCCTTCCGCGCGACCACCATTAAGCGCGAGAAGGATGCCAACGGGGACTACTACGACCTCGAAGTCCCCAACCCGGCCGCGCTCGGAAACTGCATCGTCGCAATCGAAACCGCGCAGGCCGTGGGCATGTCCATCACCGCGGTCATGCAGAACGCCAACGTCATTGAGGGCCGCCTGTCGTGGAGTGGCAAGTTCGTGATCGCCGCAATCAACGCATCGCGCCGGTTCTCCCCCCTGCGCTTCCGCATCACCAGTCGTGGGCGAATCACCGCGGCCTACAAGGAAAAGGGACGCTGGAACAAGGACCAGCGCCGCTACGACATGATCGAGAAGTCCGTCGAGATCGACGACATCGAGTGTGTCGCCTGGGCGTATGTCATGGAAGGCGGCCGCCGCACCGACGAGATCATCGAGGGCACGCCGGTCAGCATCAAGATGGCCGTCGAGGAAGGCTGGTACAGCAAGCCCGGCAGCAAGTGGCAAACCGAGCTCAAGCACCTCATGTTGCAGTACCGCGCCGGCTCGTTCTTCGGCAACATCCACGCGCCCGATATCGTCATGGGCATGGGCCGGACGACCGAAGAAATCGAGGACGTCGTCGACGCCGTACCGAACAATGGCGACAGCATCGAGGTCAGCGTGGACGAGTTGCGCCGCGCTCAAGCTGGCCGCGCCACCAGCCGTCCGGCACCGGCCGATGTTACCGACGTCGAACCCCGGCCGGCTGCTTCGGACCCAGCCGCGCCCTCGGCGCCGGCGCACGATGACGCCGCTCCGACAGCGCAGGACTCCGCGGCCGCGCGCCAACAGCAAAACGTGGCCGCCGACGCCAACGACGCCTCCGGCCTGGACCCGGCCAAGGTCGAGCATCAGATCCAGAACGCGAAATCCATTGACGTCCTCGACCTGGCCAGCGATTCGATTGATGGAATCGACGACCTTGGCGAGCGCGCACGCTTGCACCAGCTGTATCAGTCGCGCCGGCTCGCTATGACCGCAAATCAGCAGCGCACCGCCACGGCGCCCCGCCGCCGCGTGGCTGCACCGGAATAAGGAAACGCCGCCATGTTCAAGAATGCCAAGGTATACCGGCTCACCTCCGCCCAGCCCTTCTGGGACACGGACGCGCTGAACGACCGGCTGGAAGCTCATGCGTACGTGCCGGCCGGCGAGCTGCAGCGCCAGTCGCTGGGCTGGGTCCCGCCCCGCGAGGGCGCGGCGCTGGTCCATGCGGTCAGCGGCAAGCTGCTCCTGACGCTGCGCGTCGAAGCCAAGCTGTTGCCCGCCAAGGCGATCAATCAGGCCACGGCCGCGCGTGCCCGCGAATTCGAGGAACGCGAGGGGTTCATGCCCGGTCGGAAGCTGATGAAGGAGATCCGGGAAAAGATCGTCGACGAGAAGCTGCCCACCGCCCTGACGCAGTACGACGATATCCGCCTCTGGGTCGACCTGATCGATCGCTGGATGATCATCGATACCAGCACGCCGTCGAAAGCGGACATGGTCATTGGGCTCTTGGCCAAATCCGTGGAGCCGTTCCCGCTCGAAAACCTGTATGTCGCCATGTCGCCGGCGGCCGCGATGACCGGCTGGCTGGCCGAGGACGAACCTCCGGCCAACTTCAGCGTCGACCAGGACGCCGAGCTGCGCACGTCGGGTGCCAGCGGTGCGGCCATCCGCTACGTCAAGCACTCGATCGACGCTGACGATGTGCGCCGGCATATCCAATCAGGGAAGCAGTGCACGCGCCTTGCCATGACCTGGGCAGACAAGATCTCGTTCGAGCTGACCGAGGATCTGGATATCCGCAAGATCCGGGCGCTGGACGTGCTGAAGGAGAACCACCCGGCCGAGGACACCGACGCCGATGTCTTCGACGCCGAATTCCTGCTGATGGCCGGCGAAATCTCCAAGCTGCTGGCCGATCTCGTCTACGCCCTGGGCGGTGAGAAGCAGATTCAGGATGCCAATACCGCGACGGTCACACCGGCGGCGGGCGGGATACCGCCAGATGCCGGCGACGACGGCGACGCCATCGACCCGCTTTACACCGACGCCGTCATGGTGGTGCGCAAGCATCGCCGCGCATCGATTTCCCTCGTCCAGCGCCACCTTGGAATCGGATACAACCGCGCCGCGCGCCTCCTTGAATCCATGGAGACCGCTGGCCTTGTGTCCGCTATGCAGTCCAACGGCAGCCGCGAAATGCGGGCCTAAGGAGCAACCATGCGAATCGAACGAATCACCATCGAGAATTTCCAGGGCGTCCGTGGCGTGAACCTGGACCTGCTCACGTCGGCGGCGCTGATCGCCGGCCCCAACGGCGCCGGCAAGTCCAGCATCGCCGAGGCCGTGCGCCTGGCCCTGCTGGGCACGCCCGAGCGAGTCGGCCTGAAAAAGGAATTCGGCGCACTCGTTACGGAAGGCGCGAAGGTTGGCGCCGTCGCGCTGGACCTGGGAGACGGCGCCGTCGGCATCAGCTTGCCGAAAGGCACGCAGACGGGCGAGGCCCTCGTGCCGCAGTCGCCGGCCCTTCCCTACGTCTTGGCACCCGAACGCTTCGCCGCCGCCAAGCCGGATGAGCGCCGCACCCTACTGTTCGCCTTGAGCGGCACGAACGTGAAGGCCGACGAGATCGAGCGCCGCCTGCTGGCTCGCAGCTGCAGCCCGCAGCTTGTTCCGGCGATCAAGCCCATCCTGCGCGGCGGATTCGCTGCAGGCGCCGAGTACGCAAAGCAGCAGGCGACCGAGGCCAAGGGCGCCTGGAAGGCCGCAACGGGCGAACAATGGGGCAGCCAGAAGGCCGAGGGCTGGGCCGCTGACGTCCCGTCGTTCGACCAGGCCGCGCTGGTGGGCGAGCGCGCGGCGCTGGCCGGCGTGGACGCCAAGCTGGAACAGAACGTCAAGGCCCTGGGAGCGCTCGAGCAAAAGGCGTCCGCATATGCCGCCGCGCGCGACCTAGTAGCCACACGCCAGGTCCTGGCCGCAAAGCTGCCGGCCCTCTGCCAAAAATTGGAGTTCGACCAAGCCGAACACGAGAATCTTGTCGAGCATGTTGCCGCCCTGGAGGCCAAAGCGGGAACCGGGCCGCGCGTCGGCCTTGTCCACGATCTGGCGCTCTGCCTTTCCCAGCTCTGGAAATCCGAGGCGTCCAAGAACGTGGCCTTCGGCATTGGCCTGGACATAAAGTCGGCGCTGGCGACCTATGAGCGCCAGTACGGCAAAATCGGCGCCGCCGGCGATACGGAAGCCGCCGCGGCGTTGCCCAAGGCCATCGAAGCCCGCGACCTCATGGCGCGCAGCGTCGAGAACGACCGCCGCGATATCGCCGCGGCGGAAGCGGCAGCGGCCCAGCTGCAGGACGCCGCCGCTCCGGAGGAGGTCCAGCCCACCGACGTCGAAGCGGCCCGCGCCAAGGTGACTGCGCTGCGCGCCGAGCGCAAGGCTATCGACGACCGCGTACAGGCGCTCCTGAATGCCAAACAGGCCGCCACCAGCGCCGCGGAGCGCACGACGAACGCCACCCGCTATCACGGGGACGTGCTGGCCTGGCTGGCCATCGGCGACGCGCTGTCCCCCGATGGCATCCCGGGCGAGATCCTCGCCGAAGCCCTGGAGCCGTTCAACGCCAAGCTGGCCGACCTGGCCAGCCTGGCGGGTTGGTGGGTTCCCTCGATCGCCGCCGACATGAGCATTACCTGGGGAGGCCGGCCCTACCGGCTGCTGTCGGAGTCCGAGCGGTGGCGCGTCGACGCGCTGATCGGCGCCGCGCTGGCAGAGATATCAGGCCTGCGCTGCCTGATCCTGGACCGCTTCGACTGCCTGGACCTGGGCGGCCGCGGCGATGCCCTGGGGCTGGTCGACGCCCTGGCCGCCGACGGCCGCATGGACACCATCCTGGTGCTGGGCACGCTCAAGGCCGCGCCGGCGGCGCCGTCCGATATGTTCACGGTCGTCTGGATCGACGAGGGCCAGGCCGGCCCCGCCAAGCTCCGGGAGGCCGCATGAAAGCCGCCCGCTACCACTCGGAGGAAATGCAAATTGCGCGGCGCGACGCCGGCGACCAGCTGCGCAAGCTCGGTGCCCCGGTGAAGGCAACCACGACCGTCCTGCAGATGGCCGAAATGATCGCAGAGCGCACGGGCTGGCCCGTACCGGCGGCCACGCCGGCGGCCGTCTTGCCCTACCTGGTGCGGTTTCTCGATATCAGCCGCGCCGGCGCAACCCCGCCGCCTTATCGGCCGGTGGCGCGCCGCCCTATGCGATACGACCTTGCCATGCGCACCGCGGCGGCCCGCGCGGCTGCCGCGCAGCCGCACCTGATCCCGGCTTCCAGCAACGTCATCACCTGGAGGGAACTGCCCCTATGAGCTTCCACCTCAACGTCGCGCGCTTGCGAGACGCCGCCGCGACTAGGATCCAGGGCGAGGCGCCCGAAAGCTGCCGTGTTCTGCGGGAGGACCTGCGCGCGGTCCTCTATGTGGTCGATCGCATGGAGGCCGATCAAACCGCGCCCGCAACCCCGCCGCGCCTTCAGGCCGCAGCGGCCCGCCTCACCAAGCTGGCACAGGAGACCCGCGCCATCTATGGCCAGGAAACCAGCGCTGGCGGTGAACCGGCCTACCCCTCTTGGATCGACGACGTATTCGCGCTCGTTGCCGCATCTCGCATTGGAGCCTAACCATGACCATCCCCACTACGCAGCCCGGTGCGGCGCCTGCCACGGGCAACACCGAGAAGGAACAGGAGATGTACGCCGCTGGCCTGGAGATGGGTGAAGCGAACGCCAAGAACAACGCGGCGATCCGCGCGGCCACCGGCTGGCTGCCCATCGAGAGCGCGCCGAAGGACGGCACCGAGTTTCAGGCCTGGCTGAATATTGGCCTGTGGGAGCCGCGCTGCCGTTTCAACCCCGATAGCGAAGCATTCGAGATCTGGGGCCGCGTGGATTACGACCGAGACGACTGGGATGCCTGCGGGCATCTGACTGCGACCCACTGGATGCCGCGGCCCGCCGCGCCTGGAGCCGCCCCTGGCGTATCCACGGTGGAGGACAAGCCGGCGGCCTATCTCACGCTGGACGAGGACGGCTCACCCTGCATGTTGTTCTTCGATGTGGTCGAAGCGCGCGCCTATTGCGAGGTCGGAGAAGAGCCGGAGGCGCTCTGGCGCCACCTCGCTTCCACTGCTGGCGATGCGCAGGATGCGGCCCGGTATCGGAGCTTCCGCAAGGCGTTGACCCGCATGGACGCGACGTGGCTGGACAGAGTTGGCGCGGCGCTCGAAGCCCTGGGCCTCAACCCAGACGATGACGTGCTGCCAACGGCTGAACAGGTAGACGCTGCTTTCGACGCCGCCCGGGCCGAACAAGGAGAACGGAATGCCTGATATCCGCGTGAACTTCGGCGGCACGCCCGCCCTCCTGACGGTCTCCGGCGACTACAAGCCGGGCGACCCGCCGCCCACCGGCTACAGCGCGCGCGAGGACTGGTTCTGGGTACAGAAGCGCGCCGGCCTGCGCCAACAGGAATGCCCTCGTTGCAGGCGCTGGTGCTTCCCGCAGCAGCTTGCCGCCGGCGGCCGCCTCTGCATCGAATGCACGCCCGCTCAGCCCGCCAAGGACGGAGGCGCCCATGGCTGACCTGCATCTTGCGCTAAAGGGCGAGTACTTCGACGCCATCAAGGCCGGCACCAAGATCGAAGAATTCCGGCTGTTGAACGCCTACTGGCGCCGACGCCTGGTCGCCCGGGATTACGACCTGCTGGTGCTAATGCGCGGCTATCCCCGCTCGGATGAGGCCGCGAGGCGTCTCACGCTGCCGTACCGCGGCTATGTGGTGAAGACCATCACGCACCCGCATTTTGGCCCTAAGCCGGTGGAAGTCTTCGCCCTGAACGTTGAATTGCTCCCCGGGGAGCAATGGAAACCCAGCAACGGCACCGTGGGCTACTCGTTCGTCACTGAGGTTTGCGGCGCCTGCGAGCGAGATCGCGACGAGCGCTGCGCTGTCCTGGCCAGGTCGTTCCGAGGCGAGGCGGTGGAATGGCGCAGCACCGACACCGGCCAGATCTGCACCGCCTTCGTGCCGGCCGGCGCGCAGAGCCCACCCCCGCCGTGCCCGCACACCCGGCCGCTTCCCTTGGCCTTCGGGGGCTCCAACGCCGGCGGCCAACTACGAGAGGACCGGCCATGACCTTCGCTCCGCGACTAATCCGGGTCGGCAAGGCGCCTGCATACCTGTCGATGAGCCGCTCCGTCTTTGAGGCGGAGGTGCGTCCTTTCCTGCAGGTTATCCAGATCGGCCGGCAGGGAAAGGCGGTCGACGTCCGCGAGCTTGACGCCTGGGTGGACTCCAAACGCCAAGCAGCGAACTGTCACGAATTTGACAAGCCCGTGGCTCCGGGCAACGATAGCGGCGGCAACAGCAGCCGCGCTCATAGCATACGAGGTAACAAACTATGGCGCGAAAAACCATCACGGGCCTCCAGCTCCGTGGCGGCCTCTGGCACATCGACAAGCAGGTCAAGGGCTATGGACGCCTTTGCGAAAGCACTGGAACGAGTGACCGCGAAGAAGCCGAAAAGCTCCTGATTTTCCGCTTGGAAGGTATCCGCCAGAGCACCGTATACGGCGTCCGCCAGGACCGCATCTGGCGCGAGGCTGCAACCAAATTTTTGGAGGAATATTCACACCAGCCGTCTATATGGCACTCGGCCATCTACTTGAAGCAACTCGACCCCTACATCGGGGACTTGCCCATTCGGGAAGTGGATAACGAGAGCTTGGAAGCCTATATCGAGGCACGCCTGGACGCGGGCCGGGCGCCGCGAACGATCAACATCGCCCTGCAGCGCGTCGTACGGATCCTGAATCTGTGCGCTCGCAAGTGGCGCGATGAACGCAAGCGGCCCTGGCTCGATAGCGTGCCGTTGATCGAAATGGTGGACGACCGAAACCCGCGACAGCCCTACCCACTGGGGTGGGATGAGCAGGATGTGTTTTTCACGGAATTGCCCAGTCACCTACGCCGCATGGCGCTGTACAAGGTGAATACCGGATGCCGCGAGCAAGAGGTCTGCAAGCTGCGCTGGGAATGGGAAATTCCGGTGCCGGGCCTGCGCACGTCGGTGTTTTTGTTGCCCGCTGATTTCGGTGGTCGCTTCGAGGACAGCGGCGTCAAGAACCGCCAGGAGCGCCTGGTGGTCCTGAACCGCGTAGCCCGAGCGGTCATCGAGGGGCAACGAGGCCAGCACCCGGAATGGGTCTTCCCGTACGACGGCGGGGCGCTGCACCGAATGAACGACAGCGCGTGGCGCAAGGCGCGCAAGCGCGCCGCGGCCAAGTGGGCGCAGACCCACGGCCGGCCGGCCCATGAGGGCTTCGCGCGTCTGCGCGTTCACGACCTGAAGCACACCTTCGGCCGCCGGTTGCGGGCCGCGGATGTGCCTCACGAAGACAGGCAGGTGCTGCTGGGTCACACCAACGGCAGCGTGACATCGCACTACTCGGCGGCCGAGCTCGGCAAGTTGATCGAGCACGCCGACAGGGTGGCAGCCACGGCAGAGCACACTCCCGCTCTGACGGTGCTGAAACGGCGATATGCGTGA